ATATTTATTATTCATATTATTATATAATTTAATAATATCTTTATCTTTCATTATTAATCACCTCCTTTCTATTATATGATATTTTTTTAAATTAGAACATTACTTGCTGATTGTCCAATTTATTGAATAAATGTAATTGGAGTTCCCAGCAGTTAAGAGAGTTTATTGACCTCATCAGTTTTATAAGGTGCAGTCATTTGAATCTGGCTTTATTTTCCTTATTCTCATCATCAAAATTGATCCAAAAGTAATTGTCATTTATCTTAACTCATATTCTCATATGAGATGAGACTATATCTTCATTATTAAAATGAAAACCAGTTTCCATTTATTTTTATAAATGTACTCTAATCACTTATTCAGTTTTCGATAGTCGTTGAAGTTTTATCTATTAATATAGATAATTACTTGCTGATTGTCTCTATTCAACAGATTGTCACACTTTGGTACTGTTGACTTATCAAGATATTCCAGCAATTAAGGTTTTTATCCCCATATCTAAGGATTTCTGTTCAAAATAATTTTTGGTGTTTCTTCCTCAATTATATCGCACATGATTTTATAAATATATGGATCAAATTCAAATTTAGATGATACATAGTTGGATGCCTTTGTTACTGTCCAACCTTTATCTTTTACAATTCTTCTTATTATAAATCCTCTATATTGAACAATAAATGATTTATATGGAACATCCACTTCATCTATTTTCAATGTAGGATCTAATACTATTACATTTCGCATTATCTTCATACTGAGTCGTTACTTCAGTACCGTTCTCTATTGACAACTTATTGTTTCACATAAGTCGTTATTATGAACTGCTACTATTCTCATAGTAGATGTGACTATATCTTACAAATACTTTCGTATTTGCTCTTTCCATTTCGATTTAAGAGTTAATACCCACCACTTGGCTCTACTCTTACTAATCTTATTAGACTTTCAGATAGTCGATGAACTGGTATTTGTTATTACAAATACTGAGCTGCTGATTGTCCATTTAGGATATTCCAGCAGTTAAGAAAGAATGAGCCTATTTATATAAACCCGAATAATTAAATTCGCCACCCAGAATTGAAGCTCTAATTTTTCCATTCTTTTTATCAATCAATGAAAAGTTCAGTGCCCATAATTGATTAGCTCTCATTTGAGCTTGATATAAATATAGAGGAACTTCTATAGGTGAAGCTTTCTTTAATTTTAAACTTATATTTGTCAAGGGGTAAATTTCACGATCAATTGGTGAGAAAAAATAACTTTCTTGAGATATTGATTGAGGACGAAGTACAGTTGAATATACTGGAAGTTTATCCGTCCATACCAAATCTTTATTCTCAATTAATTCATCTATAAGATCAGCTTTCTGTTTACGTTTATTTTTATAATAAGTCATTATCTCATAGAAATTTTCGTAAAAAGCGTGCAAACCTATATTGTGATATATTAGAGATGATTTTTTAACTTCAAACGTATCGTTATGAGATCTTATTGTACCATTTGCAGTTATTATATTTTCATTAGATATTATATTTTCCAATACTTTTTTAGATAAAGCCGATTGTAATTTATGAAACCATAGTGGACTGATTATTTTATACGGAAAGAAATTTAACCATCCTGTGTATAGCATATCAACATCTCGATATTCTATCTTTGTTCCACAATCAGGACAAGTTTCCCCCTCAAAAGCTGCACCAATATATTTTCCACATTCACATCGACTCTTCTCCATATATTCAGACTCAGAACTCCACGTTCCCCCATAACGTGGAGAACGAGGACCATCCATATTAGGAATTGATTTATCCAAATCTGAGAATGGTACATCTCGAATAATAAAACCTCTATTATTCATAATATCAAACATACATTCCGTTTCAAAATTCATACGAGAAAAGTTTATTCTCATTATTCTTCCTCCTTAAATAATTCGATATTTGTATTAGCTGCTATTAGAAAATCCAATAATTCATTTAATAACATTTTCTTATTTATAGTAATCTCTTGTCCTAGTAGATCCTTTTCTTCAAATAATACAAATTCATATTTAGAATTAATAAATGATATTAAGAATTTCTTTATTAAATCATCATTCATTTCTATTACTGTAGAATAGAATCTCTTTACAAGAATATTATAATTTGGATCATCATTAATATATTTAAGGTCTTTTAAATATAATTTTTCTCCAACTGGAGATTCTTCTATATTAGAAGTCATTATTAGACATAAATTTGAATCTAGTAATGTATCTTCATTAACACTAAATCTTCTCATTATGTCTTTTCTCATTATTAATAATAATTTATACCAATCCATATTCTTTAATAATGCAAACTCTTGACTAGAGCCAGTATAATTAAAGAAGTATATTTCTATCATAAGCTGATGTAACCTGGATGGTTTTAAATTTTTTCTATAATAATCTAATTCTTCTTCTGTAATCTCTTTTTCATATTTCTTAAATAATTTTTCAGTCAATTTTTTCATATCATATGTGCAAGAGAATACGTATTCTTCATTAAGTTTCATTTTGTTTGTACGATATCTGTCAGCTTTTGAATTACCATCAGCATCTGGAGTTATCGATGTTTCTATCAGATTACGTTTAAATATTTGACGTATAAAAGTATTGATATGCATATTTACTATACTTGCTAAAAATGATAATACTCTTTCACGTGGTTGATCTTTTTCTCTATTCCATGTAGATGGAAGTTGAAATTTAGAAATATTATCTACTACAATATTTTTACACATTATTTGATTTATGATTATTGATTTATCTTTTCCTTCTATCTCTTGTTGAGAAAAAATTGGCTTGTTAAAATTGTAGCTACTATTAACTTTATTCTCTACATAAGCGTATAATTTATTATAAATATTAAACTCAAAATCAAATACATTAAACATATCTTCAAAGAAATCATAAAATATCATTATATTCTTTTGAACATTTATATTTCTCATCAAACAAAAATGATTTATTATAAACGATAATATTTTTATTCCGAATGCTATTAGAAGCATAGCTTTAACATGAACATTTAGAAACTCTAATGATTTTTTCTTTTTCTGCATTATTGACATTAAATCCGGATTTCTCATATTTTTTCTATTTTCTGCTTCAATGTCATCTACATAATTTTCTTCCACCATTCTTATTAATTTTTCTTTAATCGAAGGAGTGAATATTGTTGAATATACCATATCTTTGAAAGCATTGAAATTATTCATCGTATATGAAATATTATCTACATCTATCAAATATTTGATTCTAAATAATGCTGATATTAATTCTCCATCTGTATCATATAATGCTTCAAAGAAATTTAATTCTTCACATAATTTTGGAAGATATCTAGAATAAGATTCTTTAGTTACTTTCCATTCATTTAATGAAGAAATATTTTCATTCTCAAAATGTTCCAATTCTTTATCGAATTTGATTATCAATGTCTTTGGTAATGAAAAGAATTTTTCATCATCTAAATTACATTTGAATTTAATCCAATATGAACTAGTACCGTTTGGAAATGAATGTTTTTTATACTTCCATCTTTTTACTTCTTCAACCTGTTGTATAGGTTTTAGAGCTTTTACCTGAATCAACTTTCAAATCCTCCCTATATAATATTTAAAAAATCATTTGATAATTTATCAATATCAAATGCGTTAACCGTTCCTAATCTGACTACAGGATTATTTAACATTAATGATTTTAAATTATATTTAAAATAATCACCTTTGTAATTATACCTATAATCACTTGCTAACAAAATATGAGAATATGTTCCTTTTAAGATGTTAGCTGCAGAATTTACCTCCTCTATATCAGAAAATATATAAGTGAAGTTTTCATCACACCTAGATATAGCATTTTTCAGATCACCATACACATATTTGAAATCTATTCCCAATAATAAATCTTTACAATCTTCCTCAATACCAGGTTCTTCTATCTTACTATAAATGAATACAGGAAAAATCATATGCTGTTTATTATATATATCAAAAAATCTGCATAAATTTAGTCTTGGACTTAGTGTATATATACTCGAATCAGATTTTAAAATATATGATAATAAATTATCTAATTCTTGATTATCCAATCTATTTGCAAAATCCAATTGTTTTAAAGGATTTACATATCTTCTATTAATATACCATTCTATTATTGATAATATAGAAAAGTCTTTTATTATATTAAAAGGCAACCCATAATATTGTTTCATTATTATCATTTTACATATAGCATATAATTTAGCCGGTTTTATAATATCATGATATTCTATAAACATTCCGGATCCACCAGAAAATAGATTACTAGTATCCAGTGTTTTTGTTAAACCCATTATACCACCCCATTTACAAAAAAGAAAACAAAAAAAGATGGGAATTATCCCATCTTTACTTAAATAAATTTGATTTTATTATTTCTTTCTTATCTTTTTCAGATAGATTATCGAAATACAATATATTCATAAAACATTTAAACTTTATTTCTTCATTAGTTTTAACATTCTGAACTATAGTATCATCTTCTATCTTATCATTATATGCTTTAATTATATAAGCATCTAATCCATCTGTTTGATACGGACGTTGAGAATCTCTGAATGAAGTATATTCAGATAGATTAAATTCAAGACCGTTATTGGATATAACATTAAAATTATTATTTTCTGGATCATGTATAGATCCATCAATATCAATCAGAATATCTTTATCTCTCAAATACACTATAAAATCCCAACAATGATAGGGTGAAACTTTCCCTCCACTAATAGGATTTTTTGGAAACAGATTATGAAAATCTGGATGTTTTTCAATATTATAATATTGAAATTTGAAATTGATATTATTTAGAGAAAGAATATTACTAAAACATGACTCAGATTTAGTAATTGATGTCGGTATATCATTCGATTTATTTTTATTCAAAGCAATATTTAACATCATCTTTTCAAATTCATCGTCAGTTAATTTATTTTGCCATTCTTTAGCACTTGCGACTAATTTATCAATTTTTTCTTTTCTTTCCTTTTCATCCATTTTATCCCAATATTCTCTATTTCCATCATGTAAAAGTGATAACTTTGAAACCTGTTCTTCCTCTGATAAATTATTCCACCATTCTTTTTGTCCACGACGGATATTATCCATCATTGCATTAAATTCATCACAAGATAAATTTTTAATATATTCTTTTCTTTTATTTGATCTAGATTTATATAACTCATGTATTTCTTCTTTAGTAAGTTTTGAAAACCACTCCTTATTGTGTTTTTGTAAATTATCATTTTTAACCTTTCTTTCCTCTTCGGAAAGGCTATCTATATATTTTCTATTCCCTAATTGGAGAATTTCTATACTCCTTTTCTTTTCCTCATCAGAAAGCTTCTTCCATCTATTTTTGTTTGATAAAGATTGTTTTTCTGAACAAGCTTTTCTAATAGTAGGATCCATATTATTAAGAGATTTTTTTATTTTTAAATTAGTAATTTTAACTTTTTTCTCATCTTTTCTCCATGCAATTGTTTTTTCTTTATGAAGCTTCATTTCATTTTCGGATAAATTATTCCAATGATATTTTAAATTTTGAGATCTGCGTTCTTTCTCTTCTTCTGATAGATTTTGGTATAATTCACTCCTAATTGCCGACAATCGTTTATTCATACAAGTGGTACAAAGAAAGGGTGACTTAACACCCTTTTTATTCTTCTTTACCAAACTATTTCTAGATAAAGTGTATGTTGATCCACATTTTTCACATATCAATGGAATACGCTCTCTATAAAATGCATTACGTTGTTCATTCATAATATTTTAATCCTTATTAATTATTTAATCGATAATCTGAAAAACTTTGAGTATTTGGGCTCTGATTATTTTGTTCACTATATCTTTTTTGATAATTATTATTCCCATAATTATTACCTTTATAAGAATCATTAAACTGAGTTTCTGTTTTCTTATTCTGTTCCTGAGACTTGATATACATTTCTGTAAGTTTGTTCAAATGTCTTGATCCGTTGATTTCGACCAGATATCCATCTATTGTTTTTTGGAATGCTCCCAATCCTGATTCAATTTGTTTAAATTGACCATTCACTTGTTGTTGAATAGTATTAAATTTGAATTCAATTGTTTTACCATTCTTTTGAATACTTAATGTAGTTTCATATACATTATTAATCATTTTTCTATCAAGAGTTAGAGTAGCTCCAGATCCAGCAGGTATTACCAAATTAAGAGTTTGGACCTTTTCATCTATTATATCTTGACAAGCTTTCCATAATGCATAAGCACCTTCAAAGTTAACAGTGGTTATTTCACCATTCTTAGTATCATAAGAATTTCTTCCATTTTGATTTTTTCCATTAGAACGATAGAATTGTAATGCTAGATTCACATTATAAAATTTCATTCCTAAACAAGATTGATCACAATAGAAATTTCTTATTTGTGTTGATGTTTGTGTACGTTGTTCCATTATATTATCCCTCCATAAATACATTTTGTAAAGTTATTTCATTAATGATTTCAACTTTTAAATCTTCATTCTGATATAGTTTAGGAGAATACTTTCTTAAGAAATTTCCATTAACTTTATTAGAATTGAATAATTCAAAAACCTCATTATCATCTATATATCTTAAAAACTCCATTGGTCCTATTTCCAATATAAGGGGAGAATAAGATTCAAGCATAGTTTCAATAAATGAAAAATATTTATCATCATTCATTATATTAGGATTCATTTTAGAATGTATATCTTGAGATATTACTTTAACAAAATTCTTTCTTGCATTTAATACAAATACTTCATATAATTTTCTAAATATAAATTCTATTTCTTCTTGATCATAATCTTCTGATTCTATAGATCTAATACCAATAGTAAATCTTTTATTAAATAAATTATTCATGAATGAAACAAACTCATCTTGTATATTATTTAAAGCTTCTATTAATAGATCATTATTAAATTCATCCAATACATCTTGGTATGAAAAAGATAATTGATCATAGAATCTATCTACATAATTCACTTTATCTTCGATATTAATATAATCATTAAATTGAGTTTCAATTTCATCATAAATAGTAGATAGGGGATATTTTCCCCTAAATGCTAATAAGGAAATATCTTGAGATATTTCCTCTTCTTCAATATTATTCATCTCTTCTACAGACATATGTTACCTCCTATATTATATTGATATTAAACATGACGTAATTATGGCTTTTCCATTTGGAGTTTTAAATTTAACTACTCCTAATTTTAGGGCATCCAATACAGACCGGAACGTAGAAATTATATCAGATATTATCAATTCATAATCTATTAATGGTAATAACCAGTCAGGTATTAAATTAGAACTTATTGGAATTGAAATATATTTTAATCCAGCATCTCTAATTTCTTTATAAGAATTATTAAATATCTTATTCTTTACCATTTCATATTCTCTTGGAAATTTATCCTTTATTATATCTAAATCATTAACATCTTTAATGATCGTCTTCAATATTCCAACTTTGTCAAATGAATTTATTTTTCTATCAGGATATAATTCATTCCAAACCATTGTGCCTCTAAACACTGGAAGAGACCACGCATCTATCATACTTTTATAACCACCATCTTTGAATTGTTGTTGTTTTAAATATGATATCCCCCCGTTCTTTAAATCTTTATAAATATCCTTTTCGAAATTTTTCACTTCGACCATTAATTCATGTAATTCCAATTCTTCTGAAAATAATAAATGATCTTCTATTATTTTTGTAAATCGTTTAGATACAACATCAGATACTCCAGCTTTGATAAAGTCCATTCCTTTAATTTCAGTAAGCATTGGTATCATGATATTTCCTTCTCTTAATAATATAGATGCAATATATCTTTTCTTTGTCAACATCAATATGAAACGTTTAAACATAAACTCATTCTTCATTATTAATTCAGATCTTTCTTCCACAGGTATATTATGACAATCACAATAATAATCTAACATTTCTTTTACACATGTATCCAATAATGATGCTAATATATTACATAATATCATTTCATTATAAATTTTATCTCTGTTGAAAGTATTTTGGAATATTACTTTATCCAATATAAATGAAACAAATAAATCGGCATGTATCATATTTGAATCTGTATCCACAAGTAATACTGTATTACGTTTATGATTATTTAATTTTACTATACTATCCGGAGTTAAATATTTTACAAATACAAATTCATTTACCAATTTATTCAATTCATTAATCTCTTCTTTTACTACTTCCGGAACACTATATGGATCTAGAAACATTTCTCCTGATATCCATTTATTATAATCTGAACTATTATCAAATTTATTTTTAAATTCATTTGGAACTTCATCAGCACTTGCTTTATATTTTGGAAGCTTACTCAATATTGATACAATCAATTCTTTTACATTAGAATGCTCATTTATAAATTCATTTAGATTATTAGCATAATAAAGATACGGTAATTCATTTTCATTTCTATTCATTATATACATTTTTAATATATTATAATCTTCCTCAGATAGTTTCATAAAATGTCTGGCAATTCTAGCGAGTACCTCATCATGGGTATGATATTTAATCCAAGATGGAATTTTATTATTTTTCTTTCTTAAATGAGTAAACCAATCAAAACATTCATTGATACTATAGAACTTTTGATTGTCCCCTACATAAGATTCAAAAAACGCTGCCATAGTTGTAATTATTGATTGTGCCATTAATGTTGTAGCAGCTGGAGAATATTTATTATAAAATGCTGCCGTTGGTGCTCCAGATCCACCATATTCAGCATTCATTATTACTTTCAGATTACCTTGTTCAAGATCTTTCATATTATACTCATCTGATCCAGCTTTAAACTTAAACATTTCTTTCTTTACTGATTTTCTTCCCTTCTTCATACTTTTTAACATATTTGAAGTAGGAGATCTCAGTTCATTTGGCTGACAATAGAATGTTGCGTTGCCAGATATAACTGGATTACGTTTATTAATCCAATTACATAATTTTATTAATGATATTTCTTCACTTTCATGTTTTATATCATTTTCTATTAATATATATGGATCTTTCATTTTTTCTTTAATTATACTTGCTACAATATCTTCAATATTCTCTTTCTTTAAAGACGGATCTATCTCATATAATGTGTTACAAATTGATTCTATTTGATAAGATTTAAAACCCATTCAAATTCTCCTTTCTTCATTGAATATTTATTATATGTATAATATATCTTTAATAAAACTGAGTTATTAAATGTTCGAGAGATTTAACCATTATCGAAAAAATAATAAAGGAGATGAAAATATGAATAAGTCAGAATTATCAACAGAAAATGTTATACGACTTAAAGATTATAGTAATCCTGGAGATTACTTTTCAGAAGCAGTATTTAAAGATGGAAAAAAATCCGTTGAAGCTGTAGAGAAAGCATTTGAAGCTATTAAAGCAGAATTGGAATTAGAAATCGAAACTCAAAAAAAGAGTAGAAAGAAAGAGGATAGATTTAATCCAGAAAAATTTTTCAAACATGAGGTATTTAAAAAACTAGAAGATGTTTTGATGGATATTTTTGGATTTAGATCAGTTATAATAGAACCTCTTCAAGAAAAATATGATCGTAAAAATGATGAGTTTGAATCTAAAATGATGAATGCATTCATATACAATATGGACAGATATCCAATTGAAGGTTTATTAACAGATAAAGGTTTTTATGATAAAAGCAAATCTACTTATATCCATATAATACTTACTTTGGGTATTATAAGAAATCTTGAAGCAAATGAACTTACAGCTGTATTATTACATGAATTTGGACATGGTATTGATCCAGCATTGGTTACAATATCATATACAGATACAAATATTCTTACAAAATATCTTACTGATAGAAAAGATAAGCTTACAGATAAAGAGAAAGAAAGAAAGAAAAATCTTAGTAGAAGTGTAATCCTTGCTATAATATATCTATTGGCTTTTTCTATTCCAATTATTTGGGATTGGGTTAGTAAACGTATATTTGGTAAAGATAAAGTAAGAGAAGATAAAATGAAAAGAATTAAATATGTTATTAAAAAAGATAAAGATAAATTTAATAGAATAGAAATGGCTGAAGCATATGCAGATAACTTTGCACGTATGTATGGATATGGTCCAGAACTTATGAAAGCTTTGAAGAAATTAAATAAAGAAAATTTCAAAGGGCTATCAAGAATAAAGATAGAAGCTTTAAGGGAAACTGTGTTGCTAGGTATAACTGTATCTATGATAAAAGATGAACATAAAACAGATATTCATAGAATAAAGAATCTTATAAAAGAATATGAAAATGATATCAATGATAAAAAAACTCCAAAAAAAGTTAAAGAACAAATGGAAGAAGATAAAAAGGAATTGGAATTAATATTAAAATCATATACAGAAGATTTTGATGAATTCCAAAATTTAATAAATAAAACATTGCTAGAAGAATTAGATAAAAAAGATAAAAAATAATATATAGTAGGGGGAATTCCCCCTACTATATATTTCTCTATATTATAGAGGAGGGTATGATAGTTTAAGTTTATAATTTCACATTATTTATTCTCAATAGCTGGTTGTTCATCTTGAATTCCAGCAAGAGTTTTAGGAAGTTGTAATACCGCAGCTTCTATCATATTATTTACTACTGCATCATCATAAGTGATTCCATTTGATTCAAGGTATCTTTTAACTTGAGCTATTCTTTCATTCTTAGCTATAGCACCAGATTTAAAGAGTTGCTCTGCAGCTGAAACACCTATTGAAACAACATTATACAAATCCTTTCTTTGAGCAGCAGTTAGTTTTTCTTTTAGAAATGGAACAAGGTATTGTCCAACAAAGTAAGCCATTACTCCAAATATAAAAGTTAAAACTATTAGTATTAGTTGTGTTATATTTACCATCGTAACTTTTCCTCCTTTCTTAAATACTTTAAATAATTTTGTTATTTATTTTTCTTCTTTAATACTTTTTTCCATAGAGATTCTTCTTTGTATTTACCCATTGGATTTTCTTCTATGATTCTAGCATTTTTAAACATTGTGCTATAATCATCCAACTTATTTTTCTTTTTCTTTTCTTTCATTTATATCACCTCCATAAATAGATAATATATCATCACTCATTTCCAAGTTTAATATTTTCCAAATAAGGAAGTTTGAAGAATTCTTTAATATCTCTTTTTTCAAATATATGATTATATGGAACTTCTTTTATTTTATCATATATTACTCTAAATTGAGTTAATTTATCTTTATTACAATTTTTATTATTACATATATAATGCGTATCTCCAATTGGTTTAATATCAGTAGATCCACATTTAGGACATCGTATCATTATATCCTCCTTTTATAAAAAATCCTCCTACAAAAAATTAGACGTAGGAGGAATTAAAAATACCGAATTTACCAGCTATATTAAAAACTTACTATTTATATTTTATCTCGGACTTTACCTTACGTTTTAGCTCTATTAGACATTTCATTCCTGCTGCTGCAGTTAAGCTACCAACCGTCATTCTGCGTGAAATTGTTCCGGGGCTGGAAAATACTTCAATCTCTTCATCTGGTCTAAATTCTGAATAAGGTTCATAACCTTTAGGTATTATTTGAGATACTATTTGTTTATTAGCTGAATACAATGCTATCTTATCTCCAACTCCAACTGTATCTCCATGTTGAATATATATTTCTATCAATACATCAGTAGAATATCCTTTTATTTTATTATATCTATTAGCTACAGCTTCTGTAGCTCCAGTCAATAAATATCCTGCCTTTAATATACCTTCAGTTTTATCAAATTTATTCAGATAAGCTTTTCTATCAATATTTCTATCAAAGTATGATTTTACTATTTTTCCAAGTGAAGGAGTTAATTTAGATGGATCTAATAATGAATAAACCTTAATAGCTATTATTTCACCAGCATGTTTTGTTTTTATTTCATTCTTAGTTTCTTCCAATAATACAGCTTTATTCTCTTCAGATAGTTTTGATAAATAATTTGCAAGTTCTGCATCTTCAGAAGATGATGCAAATTTTATTAATGGATCTCCTATGTTTACATGCTCTCCTATTTTAACCATATCTAATATTTGATGATTTTTTGAAAACATTGCTTTTTCTTCATATACTATAGAAGTAGATAATCTTTCAGCTAGTTTTTCTGTACATATTCCACCATCTTCATATGTGTTATATGTTGAAACAAAAGCTATTTTTGCTAATGCTCCCATGGCATAACGTAATCCATTTATTTTAGAATATTTAAAATATTTATCATGATAAGCTAGAGGTTCATCTTTTTTAAATGTGTCACCGACCTTAGCCTTAGTAGGAACTAATTTATTTGCTAAGAAGAAACCTCCTCCAAGATTCTTAACTACATCTGTATCTACTGATATAGCTTTAACTTTTCCAGATTTATATTTTACTACTATAAATCCTAATTTTTCATTTATTTCAATTACCTTTCCATCTTCTTCAGCATTGATTACGAAATCATCTGATAGACGGAATTGTATTGCTTCATCAAAACCATTCGATATTAGAGATGGTGAAGCATCTGTCACAGGCACAACGTGCCCTGATTGCTTTGCCGATATTGAAACACGAATCGAATCCTCCACCCTGGCAGTTCCGGGAGTTAGCATCTCAACAGGTGAAAATACATTCACATCTTTTAATTCATTAATATCATCTACATGAGATCTATATCCTCTAGCATTGTCTATAGTAGGTTCTACTACTAAACTACGATTCACGCCTATATTTTTATCTTTTTAGTCCCCAAGTTTTCCAGGGGTTAGACCATTTCTTCAAAAAATAAAGGATTTTTATTTTTATATATCCTTTATTTTAAGCTTCTCGCTTCGCGTTACCTTGGTTTACACCAATCCATATATATGGAGCTACATTACTCACAATTCCCATTTAAATAATAATTCTTCTTCATACGTTGGAAACATTATTTCAATTTCTTGAATTGTTTTCATTGGTCGTTGATCTTTATTCTTTTTCTTAAATTGATTTCTATACCAGCTTATCGCTTTTAAACTTTTCTTCCGTTTCTTCTTTTTAGTTATATCTAAAATTTCCAGAATTTCATTTCCAGATAAATCAGTATATCTAGCTAATTCTCTAAGCTTTTTAGTCTGCATATGTGTTAAGACCTATTTTAGACGTCTTCACAGGATCATCAGGAAATTTATATTTATAAGAAATACTTTTCCATATATTACCTATTCTGATATCTGCTAAGATTTTTTCATTGACTCCAGTTATTCGATATATATCATATAAAGATAATTCATCTTTTTCCATTTCCTTACATGCCATTTCAATTTGTTCAATTGAAAATTTTGTAAAAGTGACCTTTTCGGGTGGTAATGGTTTGTGGAGTCCAGTTCTATATGCATGTTTTCCATTTTCACTTGGAGAATTCCATTCAAGATTAGAAACATGATTATTCTGTTTATTTCCATCTATGTGATTTACTTGCGGCTTATTCTCAGGATTTGGAATAAATGCTTCAGCAACTAATCTGTGAATGGATCGAATAAACGATTTCTTTCCTATGATAATTCCAATAGTTGTATATCCAGAGTTATTATAAAATGGGATAATAAATTCATTTTTCTTCTTATTGAATATTCTCCCATCTTCATATACGATGTAATCAGTTTCCTCTCCTTTATAACAATAAACTTTTTCTTTCATATCAATTTTACCTCCTTTCCTATATAAATAATATATAAAGAAATGGAGTTTAAAAGAATCTAAGATGCAGGTTATCCAATATCAACTGATTTTACTATCCTATATCAATTACGATATATGCTACCTGCTATATCACTATGCAGTGCAGTTAGTTGATCTCTAAGGAACTTCCCGCAGTTCAAGAAGTTTTAATCGCCCGATTCTCACATAGGTTTAGGCGATCCCTGTATTGCCAATTTTCCAATTGCTGTTGGATCATATGAACGTTTTTCTTCATCATAAGAATATTCACTATTTGATCCTCTATATCCCTTCGTAGATATAGTATACAATTTAGACATTTCAATTACAGGATTTAAAGTTGAATAAGGTTCAACTGTTTTTTCTTTTTGTAATGCAGAAATTACACATCTTCTCTGCAATGTAAATGGAATCTTTCTTCCAGATTTAATATATGCTTTATATTGTTTAGCCAATTCAGCATATAATATTCCTGGAATAATTTCTATTGATCTTGTTCTATAAGAATTATCATTTGCTTTAGATACATATGAATTATCAGCTAACATTTTTACAGCATGTATTAATAATCCATCAGGAGTATCTGGGAATAGCATATCTTTACAAACTTTCTTCGTTATAGGATCTATTAAGAAATGATAGAAATTTTTTATTTCAGTAATACCGGTATTATTACCCCATAGAGAATACATAAAATCTATATATGGAGCTTCTGTTTCAAATTCTTTAAATGTGAAATTTTCCGGTTTTAATTTTATTAATCCATTCATTATTAATTCAGAAAATGTTTTAGATTGATATTCCAAAATACCATCTGCAAATCTAATATATTTTTTACCTGGAGTATCTTTTGGGATCCTTCTCGTTGATGAATCAAATTTCCATTGAATATTTAAAGCATCCATCATTTTAGATAATCCAAGCCATATTAATAATATTACTCCAGTAGGAATAAATTGACCAGCCAATTTAGCTTCGGTAAACATTAATTGCTTTGGAGCCTTAATGGATTCAAAAATTGTTTTATATTTATCAGGAAGATTTACTGCTATAATTTGAGCTATCGTTCTCCCAGATCTATCTAATCCGGTATCTTCATTTATAATTATTTTATTCTTTCCTTCCTGACCTATATAGAATTCATTTCCTTTCAAATCTTTAGGAAATTCTTTTTCAAGATTATTTTTTATAAAGTCACGAGAAAACCAGAGTATACAATTTTCTGTTTGATATTTAAATATTCTTCTAGAGAATTCATCATACTCCAAAGAAGAAATATATTTTAAATTACCAGCAGATGAATCTCCAGCTATAAACATTTCTGTGTCTTGAGTCTTCTTTATTAGTGAAAATATTCTTTCTATACTCGATAAAGATTTAGCTGATCTACGTTGTAAAGTAATCTTGAAATAGTTTGTAGTAATTATTACTGTATCAGGAGTATCCTTTACTATAGGATTATAAAAATTTTGTTTAAGAATGATATACCTAGTTCCTTCTAATAACATAAATCTATCATCTTGAAATTTAGGAATATCTATTTCAATTTTATATTTTTTATTAAATTCATCTCTCAACATTACTGTCCAAGTATCTTTGAAGTTAATATTATTTGAGCTATCTCTCACAATAACTTCCGTAACATAAAATGGACTCTCTTGATCTTTAAGCATATCAAAACAACTTACTATATCCTGCATATATAATTCATCAATATACGTTTTATCAAAATTGGAAAATTTTACTTTATACATATTCTGATTTGTAGTATGCATTACTTTTGATTTATCTTCTTCTTTTATTTTTACTATTGATGAATCTCTATTTAATATATCTTCAATAGTTTCATTTTTTACAATAACTTTCTTTTGTTGCTCTCTCATTTTTCTATCACGTTCACTATTTACTGGAGCATTCTTACTTTTAATATCGATAATTTTAGTTTGTATCTCATCCAGTACTCCTTCAGCAACATCTTTGTCATTTATTAATAAATCTACTGAATCTACTTTTATTGCTTCTTCGTCTTCTTCATCAATAAATTTTCCAGTATTAGAAGCTAATGATTGATATTGACCTATAGCAGAAAATAGTTGTTCATGTCTTTTATCCAATGGATTTTTTATCACATTACGATTTATAATACTATTAGAAAACATTTCTTTATTCTTATCAACTTTTCTTTCTGGAACAGCCAATTTTATTTCTTTATCCTCTTTTAATTTCTTTACAGCTTCTTTTTTAATTTTTTCTTCTATTATATTATTTACTACAATCTTTGTGGAATGTGAAACTTTTTTAGTATATGGATCGGTAGCTGATTGTACTATATTAGATATTATTCTATCATCAGCAGTATCTGATATTTCACTTTGTTCATCTTCACTAAGATTATTTGTATAATCATCCAAATTAGCTTTGCATATCTTAAATAAAGCTATTCTAAATTTTGCCCATAATGAAGCCGTCATCCTAGATGGATTAAACTTTATAAACATATTTTTTGAACATATCATCATGTCCATATTTACTCCAAGAGAAGTAAGATCCCCATTTCTCAGATATGCTAAATATAATAGGTATAACGGATTAGTTTTATTATCAATCAATTTAGCTGATGAATCAAATCCAAATGAATCGGAATCTATAATAAGAATTCTATTATTACCATTCTTATCATCTGAATCTACTTTTGGATTAGGATCCATTTTTTGTAATACATCAATAAAATCTTTAAAGAATTCCATATAGCATCTTTTTACTGGCATTCTTGATATAACTTTCTTTACAGATAAAAATATATCTGAAGTTGATACTATTAAATTCTCTTTTGATTTTTGTAAATACTTTGTCGCATACGGTTTTAATTTAATATTATTCTTGATATAATTCACATAGTCTTTCTTATTATTTATAGAGAGTACGAATCGTCTTCCCATAAAGTAACCAGCGTACCATGTTGGAAAAAATACTTTTCTGTATGATGGTGGAATTTGGAATATTCCTCGTTTAATTGAATCTATATCGTGTCTAAATTCATTAGATAATAAAAATATCATATTACCTTTTCCTTCAGGTAATCTGATTTTTCTCATATATAATTTATTAAAATCAGCCATAGAATATCTCATATTCTCTGTATAGATTTCATCCTCTAATGTGTAGACACCATCTTCAATCTCTGTGAATGGTTTATCAAAGATCATTATATACACTTCCTTTCGTAACATAAATAATTTAAGATGATGTGTAAATTTGCTTAAGTCTTAAAAACATTGGTGAAACTTCAATATAAATTTATACATTTTATAAGGAGTGATCTAAGATGTTTAAGAAAAATTTTTATAGAAAGGAATAGATAAAATATGATAGAAAAAATCGGAAATAATGAAATTATAGTTAATGATTATACTAGTAATTTCAATATAAAAGAAATGATTCATGAAAATCTAATTCCAAAAGCATTCCCAAATATTCCAATGAATAAACTTAATGTTGGATTCAATGGAATAATATCTGAATATATAGGACAAGTAATTGAAGATGTTTATTCAACTGATGTGCTGATGATGAATGAAGCTTTCATTAACAAAGCCATTCTTTCAAATTCAATATATAATGAAGCATCAATATATGATTTAGGATATTCATTTGCTGTTCCATCAAGATGTGATTTCGCATTACAGTTGTCATTAGAAGATGTGATAAAATATTCTGAAATAGTACCTAATACAAGTATCTATCGATATGTCATTGATAAAGATACAAGAATTATGTTAGGTGAAAGTAATTACAGATTGGACTATGATATAGTAATTGACAATATGATGCAGAATGGTAGAAGAATATTCAAAATATATTATGATATCGGAGATATAAATTCTATATCTGAAATAAATAATAAATATATTAAATATCAGACAACTACAATTGATTGGCTTGTAATGTTTTTGAATTTAAAAGAATTCAATAGAAAAGTTGATGAGGTTAGTATAACCGATAATCTCATTACTACTAATTCAGATATTGAAATAAGTTGGGATGATCAAATTGCTGGTATGGATTTAATTTATGTTGATCCATTAGGAAATAGATTACCTATGAAATTAAAAATTGAAAATACTAAATATAGTACAGAACCATTTGTTTGGTATCGTTTTAAAAATGATAATACAATGGTATTACGTTTTTCTTCTAATGAACATTATTGGACTCCAGAGTTTAATTCCAAAATAGAGTATACTATATATACTTGCAATGGAAGTAAATCTAATTTTGATATATATGATAACAAATCGGGAGTACCTGTAGAAAAAGTTGTAGAAAGATTTTCTTATAATGCATCAACAAGAATGGTTGCATTATGTTATGGGGGATCAGTCGGAGGTATTAATAAAGGTGATATTGAAGATTTAAGAAATGATGTAATACTAACAAAGAATACTTGTAACTCATTAGGTACTACTACAGATATCGAAATGTGGTTTCAGAAATATGCAAATAAATATGGAAATAAATCTAAATTCTTTAAAAGAAGAGATGATCCATCTGGACAATTGTTTGCACAATTCGTGAGTATAAATGACAATACTTATATTTATCCTACGAATACCCTATCACTGGAATTAAATGAAAATGATATTGATTATATTAATAATGATAAAGAAGAATTCACTATAAATGCTGGTAATATATGGGAATATAAAAGTGATTCAAGAGATACTGTAAAGATTGTAAAAAATAATGGATCCAATTTAACTATCATGGATGATGATATTACACTAATTTCAAATAGTAAAGATTTTCTATTTGTAAATCCTTTCATTATTAAAGTATATAAAAATCCCATGATGGCTGTTTGTTATAATTATTTATTAAATCATACATCTTGGCCAGATGATATCCCATTGAATATAAATTCTTTTTATCAATTTCAATTAGCTACATTTAATATTAGAAGATCTTTATCTTCTAAAATGAATAATGCTTATCAGATTGAAATAATTTGTGTACCATCAGTTACTAGTGATGAGAAGATAAAATATATAGAAGGGATTGGAGATGAATTTCCATTAATAAATAATAGATTAAGATTGGTAATGATAATACAAACAGCAAAGGATGGAGAAGTTGGTTTTATAGAAATGAAACCTTCTAAACAAAGAGAAGCTGGTTCTATTGTATTTGAAACAAAAATATTTGTGAAGGATAATATATTAGATGATGATGTAGTAGAAATAGATTTAGCTAAGACTGCTGGAATGAAATCACTAATATCCACTGGTCCAAATACAGGAAAAGTATTTTTGGATATTAATGAACCAAGATTCCATTTTGTTACAATGATGAAAGATCCATCTAAAGACGGTAATGGATTATTTACTGAACCATCATTCGAACGTTATACAATGACTAATAGATTCATTAATGATTATAGAAATCTTGAATTATATAAGTCTATGTCTATGATGAGATCTCACACAAAAATTTCTAAAGATAATGGAAAATATTTTATTACCACTAATCTTATTCCATTTTTAAAATGGAATTTACCATTGGATGAACAAAAGATGACATTCTTTATTCAAGCTTTAAATAATCAATATAAAGCAATGGAGCCAGTATTAAGTAAAATATCTGGTAACGCATTTCTAGACTTTAAATTATTTAACACTTATGGAAAATCGAATAACTATTACGTCGGTCCACAAGATGGAATAGATAATCTTAGAGATTCTAATATACTATTGGATGATGTTTATATTAAAATTAAATTAAGAATGGCAGTATATGATAGATCATTATATACTCAAACAGCCGATGAAGTAAAGAAAGAAATTATATCTTTTTTTGATAAACTTAATAATGGAGATAGTATGGATGTTCACGTTTCTAATATCATTAGAAATATTGAATCAAATCATTCCAATGTTAAATATATTAGATTTTTAGGATTTAATTCTTATGATGCTAATAAACAATCAATATTTATTAAATTTAATGAAATAAATAAATTAAACAAAGATAAACTACAAACACATGTACCGGAGTTAATACGTGTGAATAATGATAGTATATTTATAATTGAAGAAATATAAAAGGAGGATTAATTAATGGAACCTAAAAGTTTATCACAATATTATGACGATATAAAATCAGGAGTTGGAAGAGATGAGTTATCTCTAGGACCTAATGCACAAATAGTTGATATATCTAAAATTGGTGCTAAAGATAAATGGAATACTTTAGTTCAACAAAAAGCTACTGATTTAAAAGATAAATGTAGAAAAAGATTGATAATAGATATTTATACTAAAATACTTCCATTGGATGATGAGTATAAAGATCGTAATAAAGGAGTAATGAATCATGATGTTGATTCAATGCTTGCAAGTAAAGATATGACTCCTACACAATATTTTACTACTTCATATCAAAATACTAAAGCTCCACTTCTTGAGTTTGTATTAAGAGCTACTGATAATATAGTAAGATCATATATTGAAGAAGCTGATGAAATATTTAAAAAGGCTGAAGAAGATAAAGTAAATCCAGTTGTTCCTGATACAGATGAAGTAGAAGAACAAATTGTAGAAGTTGAAAAAGATGCTGAATATGAAGATTTTGTGAATAATCTTAAAAAGAAAACTGTAAATAAGATAGTAGATGATATCAGTGATCTTATTAATGATAAAAAAGAAGGTGAAGAAATATCTTTTGAACCTAAACAAGAATCATCTACAGTTGGAATATGTATGGATTATTTACAAAAACAATATATGGAATCTGAAGACGTTGACAATGATATGATGATAGCTGAAGCTATAAGAGAATCTACTCTTAATCAAATGGATTTTATTTTTAAATTCCCTAATAGAGAAATTAAATTATTTGAATCTATGATTAGATATGGGAATGGATATGTTATCAATGAAGCAGCTAATTCAAAAATATCTCCCAGTGGCAAAGTAGATAAAAAATTTGTAGATAGAGTAATAAAAGAATATTTTAAAGAGACTTCAATTGAAGGTGCTGGTTTTAGTGTATCTAAACTAAATCCTTCTAAAGATGATCTATTTATTTCTAAAATAGGTGGTAAACCTTATTTACCAAAAGATCATAAATATACTAAAAAGAAAGCTGCTATGATAATACAAATAAATCTATCTGATATTCCAAAACTTGGTCTATTGCCACATAATGGTATTTTACAAGTATGGATGGATATAGATAAATCTCATAAAATATCTGTGATATATCATAGTAAAATATTGAGAAATAAAAATGATCTAATTATGGATTTTAAATATACTACTGTAAGTGATGAAATAATTAAAGATGATTCATTCCCTGTTCATGGAGTATATGGATTATCTTCTAATGGAAAAGGTTTAGTGCATTTAAATCTTGATGCCGGATCTAAAATAATAGATAGAATAATCAATAAACATAGTAAAGGAAAATATAAATCAAGAAAAGCCCTTCCTAAAGAAATAGATATGCAAATATATACTGTAGTAAAAAGATCAAATAAACCAAAAGGTGTTCTCCATATATTGGGAAATCCTGTAAAAGGTGGAAATAATAAACAAGTGTTATTTGAATTGGATAGATGGGTTGATCCTGCTGAAGGTGACTATAGATTCCCTAATAACGATAATGCAGTACTTCAAATATTTATTGATAAAGGAAGATTGAATAAATTAGACTTCTCTTCTATTACTTCAAATACTATTCAATTATAATTTTTTTAATACCAGGGAAATTTTCCCTGGTATTTATTTTTTAAGGAAGAGGTGATAAGATGATAGATGTGAGTGTGTTATATAATGAACTAAGACAGTTAGAGGGATTACACGGACAGAATCTTGAAACCGGTGCCGGTATTGGATCAAACATGTCATATCTTGATCAATATACGAATAGAATATTCGGAGCTCCTTATCAGCTATTAGATTCCGTTGATAGAAGATTTCCTAAAATAAATGAACATCTTGGAAATGAATATCTTCGTAATTTCATTTTAAATAGTCCAATTCTTCATATTAAACCAGGACTTCCAAAATATACTGGAAGGGATACTGGATTATTAGATTCATTAAAACAAGTTTACACAGATACTACAGTAGGAGGAATGCCTTTTACTACTGCTTTTCTCGGAGAATTATCTAAGACTACAATATTTGGAAAAGGATCTCAATTACAAAAAAGATTGTTTGGATTTAGAGATGAATATTATCAATATATGCAACACGTAAATTATATGTGTAGATCTTTAGCTTCATTCTTAGGTCTTACAACAAATACAAAATTTCCAAATGGAATTGCTACTTCTAATGGAATGGAAGAATTTAAAACAATGAAATGGGAAAATTATAGATTCTTAACTAAATCAAAATTTACTACTCCTGGAGAACAATTAAAAAGAATGGGTGGAGCTACTCTTTTAGGAGCTACAGCATATTCTTTATCTGATTCCGTAAAAGGTGTTATAGGAGGATCAGTTAAATCTGCTGGTGACGTAGCAAATGCTTTAAGCAAATTAATCGTTAAAGGCGATGATAATGGAGATGTATTAGCTTCATTGGGAATAGATATCGGAGGAAATGTCACAAGAGGAGTTAATGAGATAGCTAATCAAACTAAAACTCATTTTAAAAATGCTTTATCAACATCCGTGAGTGATATTATGTATGATAAAATAAATTCTGTACAATTCATGGTTGAACCAGTACAGTTTGAAGAAAGATTATCTAATGAAGTAAAAAATTCTATGATAGAAGATGCTCTGGATGGTGTGACTAAATCAGTTGGTTCTGAGATAGCATTCATTACAGGATCAAATGTTGATTTAGGATTAGTTGAAGGAATGGCTGGTATGCTTGGAAATACTATTGGAACTATAGGAAGTTTTCTTCAAGGATTAGTAGAACCTGTAACAGGTGGATTTGCATCTAATCTATTTTCAGGAGCAATGAGATCAATTAAAGGACAAAAAATGATATATCCAAAAATATATGGATCTTCTGAAAGTACTATGAATTATCAATTTACTGTAAACTTATGGGCACCATATGGAGATGTCTATAATTATTATATATCTGAATTAGTTCCATTATGTCATTTAATATGTTTGGCTGGACAAAGAATGATTAGTGCTAATAGTACAACTAGTCCATACTTAGTACAAGCATTTATACCTGGTCAATGTACATGTCAACTTGGAATGATTACAGATATGACTATAATAAAAAATCCTTCAGGTAAACATGTTTCTGTTCACGGATTTCCATTGGATATTAAAGTAACTTTTACTGTTACTGAATTATACAATGCTTTAGCAATATCTCCTGCTAATGACCCATCATCTTTTTTATATAATGAAACATTAAATGATTATATGTCAAACTTAGCCGGATTAATGCCATCAGTAGATACATTTACTATGCAACGTAAATCAGCATTTGAAAATTTGGAAAGCTACTTTACTAAATTTGAATTTTTGGAAGATTTCAGGAACGATCTATTGCGTAAAGTTGAAGATACTTTTAATCCATTTGCTGGAAGAGGATAAAAAATAAAAATATTAATAGTAAGGGGATAATCCCCTTACTATATTTCTTATTCAAATATTACATTTTCCATATCATTTTTATAATCTCTATCAGATAATAGTATCACATCCATTGGGATATTTGCCATCTGAGATAGATTCTGTGATATTACAAATACTTGATCAGATTTTATATGTTCCATCTGATTATATAGCATTTTAATAAAACCAAATCTATTAGTTTCGTCTAGACCAGAATCAGCTTCATCTACTAGTAGTATATTGTAATCTTTAGTCATATTATATGATAAAGCAAATGATAAAGCCATCGTAGTCATTGCTAATTCAGATTGACTTCCATATTTTATATCTGGTATCTTTTTTCCATTCTTTATATAAGGAACTTCAAATGAGTCTCTACTGATATTAAATTTAGATAATTTTAAATTATCTTGATAAATTAGATATAATAAATCATTTGCAAGTTTTTGTATTTTAGATAAATATTTTTTCATGTATATTACTGGAATGCCTTTCTTAGTTCCAACACTTTCCAATATTATATCTAAATCGTCTTTCATCTTAGAAAGCTTTTTCCCTTCATTCAATAATTTATTATATTCATTTATTTTAATATTCATTGAATTAGATAAGTTTCTTAAACTGTTTAAATCATTATTTAATTCTCTTAATTGAAAATCCAATTCTAGTTTTTCTTTATTAGCATTTTCCAATGGATCTAATATCTTTTTAGTATTTTTTAATGTTGATATTAGTATACTCTTGTATTTTTTCGAATCATTATGTTTAGTCACTATTCCAATATATTTATCAATATCATTTAATTCATTATTAATATTAATCATTTCTGATTCACAATTTTTAATATTCTCATTATAATGATTAATATTTTCTTTTAATAATTTAATCTCTTCTATATTCGAATCAACTCCAGATTTTTTATATACTGATAATTGGTATTCATAATCTTTTAATTTATCAAGATTAAATTTATATATTTCATAATTTTTTAATAATGATAAATATTCTTGTATATCTTTAGTATCAAATAAGTATAAATGATTTTTAAGATTATCTAATATATTACTCTCTTTAAATATTTCTTTATATCTATCAGGAAGATTAATACGTTTTAATATATCTATATCATTCAATATATTATCAATATTATTAGAAATAATCTGTACATATTTCAAAATTTCTTCATCATAATATTCCATATCATAATTATCTCTAATTTGATTAAATAATTCAGAGAATCTATAGAATGGACATTCTATATATTCAGTATCACAATTTGGTGTAAGTATATCATCATCCTTAAATAATTTTTCAAACATGAATCTTATATCATCCTGATTAAGTCTATTGACATTTTTCTGGATCTGTTTCTTAATCCATTTATCAATATTTTTATTTTCATATTTTAATTTAAGATAAGCATTAATACTTTTATTATCGAAAGTATAAATCATTTTACTGATCTGATTATATGAATTTAATTTTGATAATAAATCTAATACTTCATTTGAAGTTACATTTCGTGGAATAAAATTCTTAATAATATCAGGAGTATTTTTAATACTTATTTGAAATTCTTTTATTGTAGATACTAAAGTATTGATATCATTATTAGAAGATATCTTATTGATTAAAATTTCAATACGTTCGATATTACGTAATGTTGAATCAATGTTTATTCTATATGAATTAATTTTTGATTGAATATCTATCTTTCTATCAGATATTCTATTTCTTTTATTCATTAAACTATCCATATCAGTATTAGATAAATCATATTTTTCAATTTCATTTTCAACTTCTTCAATTTCTTTTAATTTTGAATTAGCTTCAATCTCTTTATTTCTTAATTCATTAATATCATTATCCTTTATTAATGAATCTAATTTACTTATCTTTGATATTAAAATCTCTTTATCTTTTTCTTTAATTTTAATATCCTTATTTAATTTCTTTAATTTATCTTCTTCTAATATTACATCATCAATATGATAATTATACAAATTATTTGTATTTATTTGAATCATTACTTTTAATACTCTAATATCTTCATTAATCTTTTTATATACGCTCATATATAGATCAATATCTTCTATTAGTTTACCTATATACTCTTTTCTTCTTGCTGGTGTTAAACTTATAAAAGAATTTACATTACTTCCTATTCTTATTAATCTCATACTTTCCTGTGTTAAACCCATATGAATTTCTATCAATTCATTGAAAGAAGTAACATTTCCGTTATCATTTAATTCTTTTCCATTTTTCATTATATAAGATTTCACAGAATGAGTTCCTGTTTTATTAGCTTTAAAATAATGCTTGATAATATATTTATCATTATCTTTTTCATAATGAATTTCTTTATATCCATCTTTACCAGATAAGATATAAGGTAATGAAGATCTTTCATCAATTCCAGATACAGATGAAAAAGGATTTAATGATGATAATAAAGTTGTCTTACCTCCAGCATTTTTAGCTGATATAGCTATAATTTTATTTATTGATTTATTAAAATCTATTTCAATGCTAGTTCTATTTCCACCTACATATAGACCAGCTACATTTTCTAACTTTAAATAACTTATACGCATTATTCAACAACCTCCTATAATAATGTATTATATATAGACATAATATATATTTTCAATTAAATTAAAGGAGTGACTATAATATGACTATTAAAGATTTTATACTAGAATGTGAAAATTATTCACATTCAAAAGAACATTATGAACTTATGAAAGAAGCATACGAAATTGATCTTATGAATCAATATGTTTCAGATCAACTTTATATGAAGGAAAATGCAATGTTCGAAGGTTATTATTCTGAAGCTGCTGAAGAAGATAAAGTGGAAGAAGTTAAAAATGAAGCTAATGCAAAAACTGAATCTCTATTGGATAAAATAGGTAAGAAGCTTAAAGAGATAATTGATGGATTCATTGCTTTCTTAGCTAAATTTATACCAGCTTTAAGAAAACAAGTTGAAGAAGAGAAGAAAGATGAAAAAGACATACTTGATGAAGAAGTTCCATCAACTAAAGAAGATGATAATAAAACATCAGGTGATAGTAAACCAGCAGAAAAACAAAAAGGTATGCCAGCTGAATACGTTACAAAAATAAATAGAATCGGTAAAGCTATGCCGGTAATTCTTCAACATAAAGATATTGAATTTACAGTAAGGATGGAAATTCCTAATACTCCTAAATTGGATGAAAATGGAAAAAGAGCTATTAATGCTGCATACTCTGATAGTATACGAATTAGAAAAGTAGAAGGTGATAGAGAAATAGTTAGTATTGATTATATAGATAAAATATTAAGACCGGCTGTCATAAGTGAAATAGTTAAAAACTTTAATGAAGGTTTAAAAGAATTCAAAGAAAAAGGTATTAGCATAGACTTTCATACAATAGATAAAGATTTGGAAAAATGTAAGAAATGGAAATCTGAAGTAAATAAAGATTTGAGAATAGTTAATAAACTTTCATTTAAAATTCAAGAATATATAAACATTTTAAATGTTACAATGTATTCAATAACAACATATATGAAAGTATTGACTGCGTTCCTTGATTTCAGAACTAAACATCGTGAAAATATAATAAAGATGACAAAATGGTAATTTTTATAGTAGAGGGGTCTCCCTCTACTATTCTTTTATATGATAAACCGGCTATAATAAAATATTATTAATAAAGGAGATATTAAAATGAAAAAAGAAGATATTTTACAAAAATTAAAAGATTTAAAATTAATTAATAAAACTCATACAATGGAAAGTGGAATACTTGTTTCAGACGCTGTTAATATAGTAGATTATTTCCTATCTAAAAATCCTTATCTATTAGAAGAAAAGAAAATAATTCCTCCACCACCAGCTCCTGGAGATAGTTTGAAAAAGAATCAACCACCAGTAACATTACAATCATTTAGAAATTTAAAATATGTATCAGTAGATCCATTGAATGTATCTGTATTTGTACAAAATAAAAATATTTATAATTGTGATGCTAAGAATGCAATGAATGGAACATTCTTCTGGGCTGGTAACCCAAATGGTATACTTATACAAGATGGAAAAGTATTATGTACTGGATCATCACATGCATGGAGAGGATTCCCTCAAGCTGTGATATATTGCGACATAGAAGGTAAAGTTGGAATGAGTGTAATAAAATCAGCTAATGAATTTCCACATTTAAACAGAGTTAAGTGGGCTATTGGTGGATTTACGTTAACTGGAATTAATTCTACTCCATATAAAGAAGGTTTCAATGCTCAATATGCAGATGTATTAAGAAATACTTTCAAAACTTCAGTAGGTTATAATGATACTACAAATAAAATCATATTAGGAGTCCATGTTGTTAGTACATCTTATGAAACTCAAATAAATGATATAAAATCATTGGGTTGTAAATATGCAATAGGACTGGATGGTGGTGGAAGTTCTACAATAAAGATTGATGGATCTGTAAAACTTCATACTATGCGTACTCTAAATAATTTCATTACTTGGAAATAGGTGATATTATATGGATATTAAGTTATATAAAGAATATCTTTCTGATTATATACAAGAAGCAACAGAAGAAATGAATAATAAACTTGGTATAAAATCTGAAGAACCTGAAGTGGAAGAAAAAGGTAGAAAGGACGTATACAAGCATAATTTTTATTTAAAAGATAATTTCCAAGATAAATATATTTCTCCAGTATTATCTAAACCTAATAATAGAAATTCTGTAATAGAATTTGTTTCTAAATTCATAGATGATCATAATGAACAATTGTCTACATCTGGTCCAGTTTATTCATTTTCATTCGGTGATAAAGAAACTAATTTCTTCTATAATCTTTTTAATCTGAATAAAGAAGAAATAATGAATTATTGGTTTAAAATGATAGAAGAAACTTATTATGGAAAGATTAGTAAGTTTTTTACTGGTTGGCTAAATAATGCTCCTCATAAACTAATTTTTGTTGCTATGTTAATAGAAGCTATACAAAAGGGATATGATGATATTATAGAAGCTTGTAAATTTTTATGGTCTTTTTGTGAATATCCAATTCTATATAGAGAATATTGGAAAACTAATGTTCGTCCGGATGTAATGGAATTTACTATAGAAAGATTGGGTAATAAATTTAAGATTAAAACTAAAAATCTGAATAATCTTTTAGCACTATTGCAATATGAAGGTGAATCTTCAGTTAATTCTAAATATGAACAACTTAAAGAAGGTGCTGACAATGTTTATGCTGACTTTATGCAACGTATGAGAAATCAATTAAATAATACTCTAAGAAATATATCAAGAGAGTATTATAATAATATTCAAAATAATGCAACCATTCATAATCAGACTGATGAGTTTGAAGATGGTTCTAAAGCAGAACAAGATGGATCACATTCAATAATGGTGGATATTATTGAATATACATTAGGCAAAATTAATTTAAGTGGAATAAATAATTCATTGATAAAAATAGTAGCTAACGGAGCTAAAGTTGATAAAGATAATTTAGAAAATTTTATTAATCTTATAATCAAAGATAAAAATTCCAGATTGTCTAAATTTGTGGAAAATATAATATTAGCTTACTTTACGAAATTTCCTACTACTACTTCATTAGGAAGTGGATTTGTCAACTTTGCATTATCATTATTCAAATCTATAGGCAATAGTAAAGATGAAGTATATCAAGAAACAAATCAAATATTAACATACTGGCTATTTGAAATAATTCATATAGATAAACTATATCAAAGAGTGCCTACTATAGCTACTTATAAAAGAGCACTATATAATTATTTTGTATTTTTAATTAATTCATACAATTAATATCCACAATGGTTGTAAAATTTATTTTAAGGAGGAAAGAAATATGGACAAAAAATTTTCAGTAATGGATATGGTAGATGATTACACTAATGAAAATAACATATCTGCTGCCGATATATTTAATAAAGTAGAAGAACCTGCTCCGGAACCACTTCAAGAAGATGTAATTGAAGAGATAGAAGAAAGACCAAAGAAAGAAAGAGATTGGAATCCTGATGCATCTCTATTAGAAGATCTTCCGGAACTAAAACAAACAGCAGGAGCTGTGTATGATAAATCTGAAATAAGAACTGCTACCGATTCATCTCTTCAAAATATAACTGATGAGATGGCAAAAAAAGATGCTGTGCAAGCAATGGGTGAACTTCAAAGAAAAGAATTTAATATTGAAGAAGCTAAGAAAAGGAGAGGTTATGTAAAGTTACAAATACCGCCAGGTGAATTACAAACAAGAATTCTTATAGCTGCTTCTGATCCAGCTTATGATAAGGCTCAAAAAAATCTTGATGCTTTATTTGATGAAATAGAACAACTTTATCCAGATATGATTCTTGAAAGAATAGAAAAAGAAAATAAATGGAATACAAAAATAATCGACATTCCTAAACAGGAAGAAGTTAAAAAAGAAGAAGTGCAACCTGTTCCAGAAGTACTTAAGGAAGAAATAAAAGAAGTGAAAGAACCTGTAAAAGAAACTATAGTTGAATCACCAATAGTTGAAGAAAAAGATATAATTGATGAAACAAAAATTATCATCGATAAATCAGCTCTTCCTACTATAGCTTGGAATGAAGAAGAAATTAAAAAGATAAGAAAATCAAGATCTATAGAATTGAATATAGTTGAAAGGGATTCAATAGAAATTGGTGAGATTGAAGAACTTGATGTAAATATGGTAGATGTTGTTTTAGCTAAACATCATAGAAAGACTAATGATGTCGTATCTGCATTACCGGCATCAAAGTATAGAGCTACATTTACTGGACTAACATATCCAGAAGTATTTGATCTTACAGCAGCTCAAGATATGAATTCACTAGATGGTGAATGGAAAAAATGGTCTATATGTTTTGATCATATGAAGAATCCGTCTATAGGAGAATTTGAAGAATATTATATTTATAATAAAGATGGTAAAGAATATAAGGTAAAGAGTGTTGAACAAGTTCAGGATAATATTCAATCACATCATGTAACTAAATTTGAAGATTTTCTAAGAAAGACTTCTTATATTGATCTCGAATTTATGTTATGGAAAATACTTTGTGCTACAACTCGTGATCAAGAAATACTTGGAATAACTTGTCATGCTGTAATAGATAATACTGGTAAAGAATGTAGACACACATACGATTGGGTATATTCACCTAGTGAACTTATATCTCTAGATGAAATAAAACCATTTATACTTGAAGAAATGAAACAAGTTGGTGAAGCTTCATCTACAGAAGAAATTATGAAAGCGTATAAATCATCTTCTATAAATACATTAACTACAGTGAAGTTAGTTGATTCAGAATTCATAATCAATGTCGGTCATGCCAATGCATATGATTATCTTACAAAAATATATTCTTTACAAAAATCTCTTGATGAATCATTGAATCAAAATGATACTTCTTTGGTGTCTAAAACTTTATACTATTCATCTCTAGTAGTAATAAGATCTATATTAATACCTAAAGATGGAAAATATATGAGAGTTAGTTCTATAGATGGAATTATAAAAATACTATCAACTCTTGATGAAGTTGATTGGCAAATAATTTCAGAAATTGTGAATATGTCTACTTCTCCATATCAATTTAATTTTAGAATCAAAAATCTTGTTTGTCCAAAATGCAAATCTAAATCTTCTGCTGATATAGAAAGCATGGCAGATTTGCTTTTTATTATAGCCCAGAGCCTCTCAAGCGTGCAAGTTACATTGAAGAAGGATTAGCCTTCTTAGAGGAAGTGGGCTCATTATTTAAAAATGATCCTTCATTCGATTTTATTTTTAATCATCTTCCAAAATCACATTTTATGAAAATCGTAGAATTAAGAAGAAAACGAATGACCAAGGAACCTGCAAATTTAACTGATTTTATATAATGAAAGGAATTAGGTGGAATGAATAAATACAAACCTGAATATCTTGGTAAGTGTTTAACAGTTGATGATCCATCTAATATGACTAACTTTTTATCAAACGACTATGATGCGTTCAGTAAAATATATGATACTTGTAAAGAACATTCTGAGAATATCAATAATTTCGAAGTAATGAATGATAATGATGATAAACTCTCGATAAAAATATCCACAAGTTTAGATACTATGAGTGCTATAAAACAAGAAGTCATAGATGAATCAATTTCAATTGAAAATGATATAATTACCGTAAAAAAATAAAAAATATGAGGAGGGGAATTCCCCTCCTCTATTTCTTTTTCATTAAATGAGTTTGGAAGAGAAATCCTGCAATCTCTTCCACTATTTATAATCCCTCTCATACATCTCTATTACATGTTTCAATAAATAAGATGAATGCTCATTTGTTATCTTATCGATTGAATCAGGTTTTGATAACCATTCATCCAATCTATGAAGATCAATGACTTTATGAGTTGGAGAATGATTTATTATCATAGCATCCATTATCACATAAAGATTATTCAAGAAATCTCTAACATTTCTATCAGTCATTCCTATGAGTTTAAATCCTTCATTGAATTCGAGATCCTGGTTGACAAATTTTATCTCGAATTCGTTCCCACCATTTTCGAAAGTTTCAATGATCAAATGCTCATTTGAGACTTCCAAATTTAATGGAATATTTCCTATCTTTGTAAAGAAAGTAATAGTGTTCATTCCATTCATTCTACAAATTTTTAGGAATGGTTTACTTTCCTCATTGATTGATAAAGAATCAACGTTTAATAATTCATTTATTTCTATTAATGATGCCATTTTAATTTCCTCCTATTATTTTTTTAATAATTATTTATCTTTATCTATTATTAGAATATACAGGTATAATATGTAAATATAGGATAAAAAAATATATAGGGGATATAATCCCCTATATTCTACTTTTTAGAATTTCATATATTTTTGATATTGATGGGATATTTAGATAATTATACCCAAATGTCAAATCATTATTACTTACAAAAGTATTTATTGCTTCTCCAGTATTATCCAATCTACGCCTATTACCATTCTTATCTATTTCTTCATATGTTTGATTCAATGATTTATTATTAAATTCACCAGATGTAAAATCATCGTTATTGAATGAAGCTTTATACAACATCGTACTAGCATCCATATTTGAAATTATCTTTATTGATGGATAGAAAGCACCCATGTCAAAATCTATAGTATTGGAATAAATATTATTAGTTCTTAATCCTCTTATTGGAATACCAACATAATCATTCATAGTAGGATCAGCAACTATGGCTCCTTTAAATGTTGATTCTATTTCTTCTTCATCTTCTCCACCATAGAAATCATCTTTCACTTTTTTGTCATCTAATATGTTTAGATTATTAGATTGGACTAATCCTTCATCACGTTCAAAATATAATTCACGAACGTTACGTAACAGATGTGTTTCTTTAAATAATTTATTATATGGAGTAAGGTTTGTTTGAGATCTCAAATAATAATATAAAACATCATTTACTTTTTTCTCTATACCATATGGAAGCATACTATCTTTTATATTATATTTAATGAATAGAATCCAATCATTATAAACGAATGATTTTATGTTTGAATTTTCTGGATAATCAACCTTTTTATCTCTCAATATTAAATCTGAAATATAATTCAATTTTATAGATCTCAATTTATGTTGACTCTTACGTATGGCTCCAAATCATTTATCTTACATTTATATTCGTTAAATATAAATACGTAACTCAATACGTCTATACATTACTGTATAGATGAGACTATATCTTCATACTTACGTATGCTCTCCATTTCCGTTACACTTGTAACGTACTCCCTATAACGGGATAGTCGTTGAAGTTTATACAGTATTAAACTGTATCTTACTTGCTGATTGTCTACTTGAGAGTTCCCAGCAGTTAAAAGAGTTTATTGAGACCATGATATATTTTAGCCTCATCGAACATATATATTGTGTATATGATGAGCAATAAAAGAAGTCAAATTGTTTTTCTAATTGGAATGTAGATCGATCTTCTTTGAAATAACAAGTTGGATTTTTAAAATCTGGATGACACATAATTGAATCTGGATTATAACCAAGATTTCCTATTCGATAATATAGATATTGAATATCAAATCTCATATTCCACGTTAAACAAAAATTAGGCTTTCTTGTATTTATTAATCTAAATACGTCTGCTATCAAATCTATTTCATTTCGATATTCTCTCAATTGATATTTAAATTCACCATATACCAAATCAAAATCTTTATGAAGTTGATCTATAAATTCTTTTGGATTTTGCATTAATCTAATATGATCATTCAATTGTTTTTCATACATAGCAATTCTTTCTTTACTTGCATTCAATGGAGGTTTATAAGGTTTTAATATAAATGAATATACCTCTCTAGTTTCATCTAATACTACTGATACTAGATTCACTGGTGCATGAGCAGTATTCTTTATATCGGATAAATCTATTCTATTATCTATCAAATCAACTTCTATATCCATGAATGCTTTTGTTAATTTAGGAATTCCAATTGTATGAGTTTCATACCACTTTCTATAGAAATAAAATTCTGGTTGGAAATCACATCCATATGCATAAGGCCATTTGTATAATTGATCAAGTAATTTGAAATTATTTGTAGAATATGCTGTCCTTATTATATTTTCTCCCCATTCACCAGATTGTCTTGCAATTTCCTTTCTTATTTCAGAAATCTTCAATGTTATTTTATCCATATGATCAATACGTTCTTGTGGTTTAGTATATTGATAATTTCGATATTCCGGTTTTACTATATAAATGTCTGCCAATGGTGGTTCATCAGAATATTTTACTTCACCCGATTCAGTTTTATAAATTACTCTAAAACATTCTTTTTGATCAAGATGTTTATTTCCTCTAATATAGGTGACATTTAATAATGTCAGATTTTTTCCACTAATCATAAATTACCTCTTAAATGATGAAAAAATATAGGAGGGATAATTATCCCTCCTAATATATTAATCTAAAAAGTCATTGAAATTCCAATGTTTGTTATTTTTCTTTTTCTTCTTTTTCTTCTTTTTATCTGAATAGAATGAATAAATGGAATCACTATTTTTATGTTTCTTCTTTTTCTTTTTGCGTACAATTGAAAAATCCCTCAATATATCATATAAGGCTCTTGGAACTCCATTGCCCTTATAACCCAATACATATTTTTGGAAATTATCCAAAGTTATCAATTCTTTTTGAGTTGTATCTTTCTTTTCTTCTGACATTTAAATTATCCTCCTTAATATAAATTTATCTTGTAATATCATACCAACTAGAAATAGTCATATTTTTATTAGAAGATTTATTATTTTTCTTTCTTGGTCTACGTCTTTTATTTCTAAATTCTTTTTCTTTCTTCTTCAATCTCTTTTTAGTGATTACATAAACTCCTATGAATCTTTCTAATAATTCTTCTTTGAATTTTTCGGCAAATTTAGAATCATCAGGAATGAATTTATCAATAAAATCGGCTATTATTTCTGAATCTCTTTCAATATCTTTTCTTGATCCAATCAATATACCGTGACGTTTTATTATTCTTTTACGATTATCTAAATTTTCCCATACATAAGAAGATTCTGATTCATAATCATCGTCATCATCATCGTCTTCATAATCATAATCGTATTCATCATAATCATCGAAATAATTATCTGGATAAATATCTTCAAAGAATTGATGATTAGTTTTATTATTTCTCATAATATTTTTAATATTATCCATATTTTGATAACTTTCTTGCACTGGTCTATTTTCTAGCATATAATTAAAATAAACATCATGATTTCCAAAGTAATCTCTTAAAACACCATGTACTTTATATAATTCATTCAATCTTGGTTCATATGCGATTTGATCTTTCAATGTTAAAAGAAATGAATGAGCTTTCATTACATTAAATATTACATTTTTATCCAATTTAACTCTTCCATCAATCAATTTGAAATTATATTGTAATATTATTTTAATCATCTTATCAGGATTAAAATTTTTAGAATTCGATATTACTTCTGATATCATTTTTACAGAATCAATACGTTTGAAATCTTTTTCATTGAATATTACTGAATAATCATCATTTCCAATATTATTAAATTTTAATTCTTCAGGTGTTGATATTTGATCTCCCATATAAGATTTAAATGAAATCAAATCTGACGTCCAATCAACCCCATTTGGATTAATGTGTATTATAATCGTCACTTGTTTTGTTGGCATTTATTATCCCTCCTATTTTTAATAATCATCTTCATCACTTTCTTTAAAGACGGATCTATCACCTTTACGCAATTTTTTTATTAGCTTCTCAGTGACTTCCAATCCATTTTTTAATCTTTTTCTATCAGATTTCATTATTTCATCCGGAATAACCATTGTACTTTTTAATGTATCTAAATATTCTTCTATGACGTTTGCTAATCTATTCATATCTGATTTAGATACATTTTCCGGATCAAATATATTTGGCATTTTATTAACCCTCCTATTTTTAATATAAGTTAATTTACATCTTACTATAATAATATATAAATATAAATATCGAGGAGGATTAATAATGAAAATTATAAATATTAAAGAAGGCGGCTGTAATAATATTCTGGTGTATATGATAAAAAATAATTTGCCATTTTATAAAGATGAAGCAACTTATTCTATTATCAATGATGAATTATTTTATTTAATAACAATCGATGATGTTAATATGTTTGAATTATTCAGATTAACTCAAACATTCAGGAACAAGTTAAGAGTCATTGAAGAACATAGATCAAATGTTCCAGATAGACATACATTGAGTAAATTATTTCCAGGAAGTTTTATGATAGATGAAGAAACTAAGGAAGAAACAAGCCTTATCGAATTGGCTGAACATTCATCTACTATGTTACAAAATTTAACTCTACAAATGTTATCAGATAATGATGTTATATCACCAGCTGTAAGTACTTTATTTTTACCAATGTTAAATAGAAAATTTACTATTCAAATCCCATTACCTTTTATAGATTTTGCATCTTATTGTACAGAGGATGAATTCCATCGTTTATTTAATGATGAATATCCTAGTAATATTAATAGTGAAATTGTAGAATCAGACTTTCATTCAATAAGAAATAAAATAATGATTCAGTTTACTATTCTTACTCAGATTTTAAAATATAATGAAAAGTATGATAACATACTCTCTTTATTCAAATATAATTCATTAAATAAAATACAATCAGATGATTTATATAAATTTAGTTTAGTAGGATTTTCTAAATATGATAATATTAATAGATCTGAAATAAGATGCAATATATTTGGAGCAAATAAAGAAAGTATGATAAATTCTATGAAAAGAATGAAAAATTTAAAAACTCCATTAAAAGTTGATATAATGATTCAACTTCCTATATTCTATATGCAATTGTTAGAAAATCTTTTTTCTTATGAAGATCTTCCAATAATATACGAAAGCTCTATAAATAATATAATAATGAATGGATTGACAGATTTTAATTTTAAATCACATATTTTTGATGAAGATGATCAAGAAGAAATAAAAAAATATGAAGAAAAAATTTCTTTATATAAAAATAGGATAGAAGAATGTAATAAAAATGTATTAACAGCTATTACTATATTAATGAAAAATCAGGATACAGATAGAGATATAGATACAACATCTGTATTTTCTTTATTGCCATCTATATACAGAACTAATGCGATGATTACTATAGATACTAGTAAAGATTATAGTATACCTGATTCTTTATTATCAGATTTTATGAATGATATAAATGAATTAATAAAATCAATTAGTGAAGATATAAAAAATTATTAAAAAAGATCCATTATTATATACCCCTCACAAAGGAGGGGTATATAATAACAAACCTTTTTTATCATCGATCATTTGCCTATGTATTATGTATTTTATTTTAAATTAATTCAAAAAGCGTTATCATATAAAATTATGAAACTATGTTTGTTTTATCATGGAATGTTTTAAATATTCCTGCTGCTGCTATTCCTAAAGTTGCAACAACCTGTGCGTTATCAACTATAAAATTTCCAAATCCTTTGAATAGCTTTTTAGCCTTTTTCTTTATTCCTTTAAAGAATCCTGTAACTTTATTCTTTACTCCATTAAAGAAATTTTTAATTGGATTACCTTTATTAATCTTTACTTCTTTTTCACTTACATCATATTTCTCTTTAAGTTGATTAATAACATAATCACAGTCCATGATTTTCTTATTTATCTTTTTAGCTTTCTTGATACCTTTCTTTTTAGACATATCTATTTTAGAAAGTTCTCTTTTAAGTTGCTCTTTCATATACATATTTTCTATTATTACATTCTTTGCATCAAAAGCATTTTTCTCATGCTCTGCTTTTATCCTTTGTTTTATTTCTTCTTCATTAATCCTTTCAAGACGTCTATATTCTTCAGGATCTATATTTTTAATAAAATCTCTTTTATGTTTTCTCTGAGCTCTTCTTCCTCTAATCTTTTCTCCTCCTTGTTTAATCTTTCTCATTTTTTCTTCTACTCTTCTATCTCTTTCTTTCATTGCATTTGAATGTTTAGTACGAGCTTCTTTTATTTCTTCTTCTGTCATTGTCCAATATTCTGGTGGTATTTGATCAAATGTATAATTTGGATTCATCCAATTTCTTTTAACTCTGCCACGTTTTACTTCATCTACAAAATTTGGATTAGGTGGTATTTGATAAGGTATTGGATTAACTTCATCATACCAACTATAAATCATTTCTTCGATTCTTCTTGTTTCAGGATCATGACTATACTTTCTTGTATTAAATTGAAGATCCATGAAATCTGGAATAAATACTCCCATATCTCTTAACACCTCTTCTTTCATTGCTCCGCAAGATGCATGTAAATCATCATACTCATCATCGTCAAGATCATCTTTTACTCTGATAGCTTTTTGATATTCATGCTCAGGTAGTTCATTTAATCTGTCTAATTCATTTAAAGTTTCCATCATACGTGCTGCTTCTTCTGGAGATGGATTGAATAACCAATGTTCGAAATCATCTCCGAATTCAGTTGATTGATTTACTGGAGGAATATATTTATTAAATATTAATGGCTCTCCATATAAAGGATCATAAATTTTATCTTCTTCTACTTTTTGCATATCATAGAATGATGCTTTCATTGGTTGATCATTATGTGAATAATCATTATAATTGCAATCATAATCGTAATCATCATCCTCTTCTTCATCAAGATTATCATAATATTCTTGTACCAATCTGTCCATTTCTCTATCCATTTCAAGATTCTTATTTCGTCTTTCTAAATATGCTATCCTATCATTCTCATTTTCTCCATTAGGACCTTGAAATCTTTCTTCATATTTTCTTTTAGCTTCTTCTCTTTCTTCCGGTGGTATATAACCTTTAGATCTTAAATAATTCATATCTGCCTCCCTCATTCCTGGAACACTTCTGAAGAATTTAGTTTGTTCCCTAAATATATCTTGTTCACTCATTCCGTGTCCACGTTCAATATCTAAATCATAAAAATGTACTCCAAATTCTTCATAGAATGCTTTCTGAGCTTCTTCATCTATAAATCTGAAATTAGGTTCTTCAACTTTTTCAACTGGTTCAAATTTATCAGCAGTTAATTTAATAACAGCTTTTCCAAGTTCTAAGAATTTATCTGGAACTAATAATGCTTGATCTCTCCAATGATCGACTTCATCTGCTTGAACTATTGCTAAATATTCTCCAAACACTAAAAATCTTTTGTTGTATTTAGTAAATAATTCATCAGCAATATAAAGTACCATATCATCAGATACTCCAATCAATACAGCTTCAAAAGCCATATCTATTTTTGAATAATAATCATCATCCGATGCATTTATTTCTTCCAACTTCTTTACCATTGTTTCTTGAGAATCAGCATATATAAAATCAAGATCTAATAATAATGATTCTATATCAACAACTGGTTCATGATCTTCATCATACTCTATCTCATTATTATCCATCTTCTCTTGCATTTCCAATATAGCATTTTCCAATGGCTCTTGAACTCTCTTTCTCGGAACTTCTTGTACTGCTTTAGCATATCTGAAAAGGTAAGCTTGTTCTATTACAAATTCTTCATTTCTTTTCTTTTCAGCATCAAGTATCCTTTGTTCTTTATCACGTTCAGCTTTCATCAATAAATACTTTTCTGACCATTCATATTGTCTAGTAACATATAAAATTCCTGTACGTTCATCTGGTAATGTTCTTGGATAAGAAACTCCATCTATTATGACTTCTTCATCAAATAATTGTATTCTTTCCGGTTCTTCAAATGCTATTCTAATTAATTGCATTTCTGTAAATTCTCTAGGAACTCCATTAGGATCAATCTTCCTTTCTTCATCCTGTTTAATAGTTTCCTTAATCATTTCTTTTTCCTTCTTTCTTTTTTCTTCGATAATATCTGTGTCTACTATGACTTCTTCATTATCTGCATTAAGCTCTTCATCAAAACCAACTGGATACGCTCCAAACGGTTTATTCATTACATCTTCATATGTTGCTCTCATAGCCCTCATATGTTTTTCTCTGTCAAAAACATTATACTCTGTAAACATTTTTAATTCCTCCTATAAATTGATTTAATAATATTATCAATATAATATATAAATGAAAGGAAGTGTGAATGCCGCGTTTTACACGCGACAAACACACTTTTTATTGTTTTATTTTCTATGGTCTGGCAAGAGCTGCTACACTTCTTGCACTTGAATATGAATTTTGTTTCACTGGAGGTTTAGAAGATTTAAATGCATTAATAGTATCTCTTAATCCTTTATCAACAAAATCTTTTTCATTTAAATTAGTTAATAGATCATTAGATGAATTTGTATTGTTACTAATAGAAGCAAGATGAATTATAATAGTTTTTAATGCATCTATTATAGGAGTAATATCTGTAGGTCTATTAATTTGCGGATTTATTTCTAAACTATTTCCACCGAGTTTAAATGTTTTATTACTGAAAGGATTTATTTTGTTAATATTCAATCTATTATCGAAAGTTTTAAAATTACTTTCTTTATTGAATGAAGATATGAAATTAGTATCATCTAATGGTCCGCCTATTCTAACATTACCTGGAGTTGGAGATGATGCTGAGAATTGTTTATAAAAATCTCTTGCTGCTGCTTTACGTGCTTCCTGTTCCCCACCAGCGTATCCGACGTACCATTTTACAAATTGACCTGTTGCTTCATCCAATGTTTTAGATTTTTGCATTTTTTCTCTTACTGTTTGATAGTATCTCTTATTTTTTAATTCGTTATCCATAAATGATAATTGAACTTTTGGATCATACCATTTCATATTATTTTGTTTTGCATAATCCAATAATTCTTTTGCTCTTCCACCTGTCCATTGTGAAAATCCTATTCCTGGATAATATAAACCATCATTTGCTTTATAAGCTTCTTTATTTATTCTTAATCCTTGTTTTGCGTATTGATTGAATAGTAATAATGTGAAGTCATTTAAACTTTGTCTATCATCTAACATTCTGTCATGACTTGTTGTAGATTTAAATGCTTTAGATTCATCCCATTCAACCTTTTTAGGATTATGACCAGATTCTGGTTTCCATGCACCTAATATAGCTGCAGCTTCTATATCTGAATATCCTAAAGATTTAAAGTAATCCCATAAACCTTTACTATCAGCTGAAGCTAATGTTCCACCACCAACTGGAGAAAAATTAGATGCACTTAAACTTGAATCGGCACCAATTGTTGATTGTTGATTTGGATTAGATCCTATCAAGCCACCTGTTATTGTATATAATAAACCTTGACCAAGATTACTTAATGCTCCTAAAATTCCTGTTGCTGATGATCCTGCACCAGAAGACATTAATCCTGCTCTAAGTGATGAGAATCCTTGTACTGGATTTATCATTTGACCTGTAGATGAAGCTAATCTAAATATTGTATGATATGGACCACCACCTGAAATAGTTGGTGTAGGTGAGTTACAAGAATTATTTGATCCACAGTTCCATACATAATGTTGATCTCCTTCATTATGAGAGAATATTTCTGTATGATTATTTGATAATAGAATATCACCTTGATATAGTTTATCCCAACCAGGGAATGGTGCTTCTATAAATCCTGATCCGGCTAAAGCTGTTTTTTGACTACGTGTTGAAAATTCATAACGTTTATGTTTTAAACAAGATACACATGCAGATACATAACCAGAACAGTCAGTTCTTATAGATAATTTAAATCCATTAGATTGAAGCTCCATAACATTTCCACCAAGTACATATCCACGTTTCCTTGAAGCTATCTGTTGTTTAATATCAGATACTATATTTATCCATGTTGCAAATTCATTTGCTACAGCATCTCCGATACGTTTAGAGAAATTCTTAATAGCTCCACCTATTCTCATTAAAGGATTTATTGGAACATATCTTCCATTTCCTAATGGAGCTTCAACTTGATAGTGAAGATGTGATCCACCTGATCTACCTGTTGAACCCATCTTACCGACAGTTTGTCCTTTTTGTACTCTAGTACCTGGTTTCAAATTAGATGGTATTGATCCTGATTTTAAGTGATAATTTTTATATATTAATCCATCATCACCCTGTATTATTACTTCATTACCACCACTATTATTTCCAGAATAATTTAATCCTGTTATAGAAGATGGAATATTATTTTTAACTGATAATATTCTACCATTCATTGTAGATAATACATCAGCATCATTTGATCTATCTTTTGGTATTAAGTCTATACCTTTATGATTTTCATTTCCTCTCCATCCAAAATCAGAAGTTATTTCAACATCTTTGGATAGAGGATTACCTCCAATTATATCCAATGGACCACCTAATCTAAATCCAAGAAAATTAAAACAAGTAGATTTTTTAGAATTATTATTTGGAGTAGACACATTATTATTTTTATTTAATAAATAATTTGCTGCAGGATTAAACGAATTATATCCTCCCGCTCCAGCTAATGCGAAATTATTATTTGTATTAAAAGATGGAGAATTTATGGTATCATTTAATCCGTTAAATGATTTAAACATTAACGCCTTTTGAAGACTAATTGAATTTTCTTCAAACCATTCTTTCAGTGTCATCTTTCTTCCATCATTACCCCAATCATATTTTTTACTATAATCAAATGGATTTTGTTTTTTATCTTCTTTACTTTTCTTTTCGAGAATTGCCATATCAGTAGCAACATCATCCATTATAGAAGTTTTTAATCCAGTACTTACTTCATTTCTAGATTTAAATAATTTAGCAAAGAATCCTTCATCATAACCTTCTACTTCATATAGACCATTTTTGGCATCTAAAATTTTGGCATTACCTTTTTCATCGGTTTTGTATTTTACTCCACCAAATAAAGCACGATTAAATCCATTAAATGTTTCAGCAATTTTATTACCAAATTTAGCACCTTTTACTTTTTCATTACCAGATGCATCAACATTGATTATAGAATTACCAAATCTATCTTTTAAAACATTTCCTTTTTCATCTTTAGCATAATCGCCTTCATTGGATGAAATTTTACCAGCTAAACCACTATATGGAACTCTGCCACCTTCATCCATATAAATACCACCAGCTGCATTATATGAAGCTTTGCCCCATAAGAAATTATCAACAGCATCTTTTCTATTGACTAAGTCATTGAATTCAGCTGCATTAAGTTTTTTACCTGTTCTCTTATTATAATCATCTCTAAGAGTTTCCATGTGTTTTTGTTTTCGTAATAACTCTGCTCCAGAATCTCCTTGTAGAATATTATATAGAAATTCTGCGACTATTTGTTCAAAAGATTTTCCAAATATAGTTGCAAATACGAATTTATCAAACACATCTAAAACTGCTACAAACATACCTATGACAGGAACCCATTCAAGAGCACCAAATGTTCCTTGCATTATGCCTGCAATAGTTGTCATTAGACCATCAGCTTTATCTGGTCCAACTCCAAATAGATGTTCACTAGTTAGAAGTCCTGACATTAATCCATAAACTCCTCCAAGTACAATTGGAACACCTGCAAGAAATCCTGATGCTGCTTCTTTTGTAAATTCTTTTCCAGTTGCTCTTGATATAGCATTTGATATTGTTGTAGCAACATCGTTAGTTATTTTCTTTATAGATTTATTGAATAATTGATCAAATTTTCTTGATATATCTTTACCATATTTAGCCAATTTTTCATTTTCAATTAATTGAGATCCTATTTTACTAAATACATTTCTTAAGAAAGATACTACATTATCAACCATACTTGTTTTACCTTTGATCTTTGAAGTTACCTGATTGATAGCTAATCCAGCTGCAGTTGCAGTAGTTGCTGCTCCACCTATAGCTTCTCCTTGTTGCTCATTTGCACCAGCCATCATAGCAAGTTTCTTTACACCTGCTCCAGCAAGAGTTGATAATCCTGATAATACACCAATTCTTGCAACATTCTTACCAGTATTCTTTATAACATTTGAAGGTTTCGTATGAAGTGAAGATTTTCCTTTTAATGTATTACTAATAGCTTCTTTCATTGGTGTCCAGAATTGGAAATTTGATTTAGCTTTTGTTTTATTCTTTTCTACTATTTTACCACCTGCACCATCTGTGTTATAATGATATAATTTGGCCAATGGATTTGCAAAATCAAATTTATTCCCTACTTGGAAACCGAATAATGCTGCTACAGAATTTAATCCTCTATCAACACTATCTTGATTTTTTGCATCTTCTTTATTAGTATCTCCACCAAAAAATTTATGAATAGCATTTCCAAGATTACCTAGTACATTATCAAGATTTCCTGTAAGTCCTGCAATTAGAGCTAAAGCAGCACCTATTGATCCCAATATACCTGGTAAATTAGGGAAACCCATTCCACCAAGCATTTCTCTTATTTTATCAAATATAGATTCTTTCTTTTCTGTACCATCTTTTTTCTTTAAATTATTTCTTGTCATCAATTGTTTTAATTTTGAAAATACTGATCTCTTATTAGGATTTTCTTTTGATGCTTCATCAATGATATTTGTAGTTAATCTATATTCATCAGAAGTTATTGTTTCATCACCAGATGCAACTGTTACAGCTGATATTACACTTGATTCTGCTATTCCGTTTTCAGATCCAAGTAGTTTAGGTTTTCTAAAAGCACCTTTAACTTTACCAAACATAGCAACATTAAACATTTCGAAGATATTATCTAACTTATCATGAATACCTTGATCATGTGTGTATATTGATCCTTTTTCTGAACCAAGTCTTGCTAATGTATTAACATCTTCTTCTATATGTTTAGATGTTTCTTGTTGTTGTTTTAATATTTCAACTTCTTCTTGTGTTAATGTAGAAATTTCTTCTGTAAAATAATCACCAAATTTTGAAAATCTTTCTGCACGATGAGCATTCTTTTTTTCTTTCCATGATTTATAATCAGAGAATTTATTATTCTTTACATCTTCTTTACGTGCTTCTCGTCTTTCTTTAAGAATATCTTTAGTAGATTTTACAATAACATTACCATTCTCATCAGTAGTAACATGTTGTGATTTTCCAGCAATACCTGATGCTACTCCACTTAATAAACTTCCTGCAACAAATCCTGCAGCACTTGTTCCACCTCTTGCTAGTCCACCAAATAATTTTATAGGGAATTTTATCATATCATAAATAAAATTACCAACTTTTCTAAATGGGGCTGTAATTAGTTTTCCTATAAATTTGAATACTTTTCCAAATCTTGTTTCAGCAGCAGATGCTATTCTATCTTTGATAGCTAATCCTATATCTGAAAGAGGTCCAAGGATTCTTCTTTTTAATACATTACCTACGTTATGAACAGTTTTGGATATTTCATAATGAATAGGATCTACTATGTTATCACCCAATCTTGTTAGGATACCTTTAGCCTTTCCTTTTTCATCTCTTCCAAATAATATTTCTTTCAATCTTTTAGAAATATTAAGTCCTTCAATAGCGTTACCAGCAACAGCACCCATTACAAGACCTATTGGTCCACCTAATAAACCTGCTCCTGCCAATGCACCAGCTGATGCAAATAATAACTTTCTTCTTTTTTGTATAACTGAATTATCATCACCAGGAGCTTTATCATAATCAAAATATCCTTTAACATCATTAAGCCATCTGGAAGCACTCTCTTTTGTATTTTTTATAGAATCTTTAAAATAATCTGATACAAATCCTAATAGCCCACCTTTTTCATTCTTATTGACTTTTTTAATTATTGGATTACCTTGTTCATCCACTCCATCTTGATATGTGTATTCAGTACCAAACATTTTATGTTTTAAGAATCCAGAAATATTTCCATATTGTCTATTCACATTAGCTAATCCAGATTTAATTGTATCACCTGTTACTTGTGAAACATCTCTTACGATTAATCCGAAAGCTGCTTTTACTTGATCAGGATCTCCAGAGAATAAAGCTGATTTAAGTTTTCCACCTCTATCAGAACCCCATCTCTTAAATCTATCCATTTTGGTTAGATTTTCATCTTCTCCATTACGTAATAGATTTTCTTCCTCATCATATTTAGAACTAGCCATAGATCTTATATTACCAACTGCAGATGATGCTACATAATCTTGATTGTCTGATTGCTTTTTATAAAATAATGGAGCTGGTAATTCTCTCTTCATAGATTTAAATGGAGTATTCCTTAAGTTTTTACTACCAACTTGAAATACATTTATACCTCTATCCAATCGTGTAAATATTTTATATAATGCCAAATTGGAATAATCAGTACCAGATAATTTTTGTATAGAGGGTCCATTTATTTTAGAACCCTTTTTTCCGTAATATTGTAATAATTCATTAAATTGATTTTCTTTACTATCATCTATGAATGATAAATCTGTATTAAATGAATTTAATTCTCTTACATATCTTTCCATAGTAGCATTACGTTTAACATTATTACGTGCAGCCTGCATCATTATGTCTTGACCATAGTTAGATGATTTATTGAAATTCTTTCCCATTTGATTTAATCTTACTTTTTCTTTCATAGTAAGATTTTGATTTTTCAATAAATTTTCTTCTACATATTGTCTGAATTTCTTTGGATCTCTTCCAAATGATTCTAATAAATTTCTTCCATTATCACCATACATTCTATTTGATCCAATATCTGTAAGCATCAAATCATAAATCATTGTAGCGAAATCATCATTACCCATTATATTACGAACTTTTTTATCCGCATTCTGTAATGATCCAGCATTCATTCCTTTTTTAAAGAAATCTTTCTTTATCTGATTTGATGATTTGAATGATCTTGATTTATAATCATATACTTCATCTTTTCCACCAAGCTGTACTAATATTTTTCTCAAATATCCTGGAATTGCATTAGTAATACTTTCATGAACTATACTATCGAATGGAACAGCTTTCACTTCTAATGAATTTCTACTAGTATCTGCAGATTTTCTTCTAGGATCAATTCCTAATATTCTACCAATTTTTCCAGCATCACTCCAACTTATATTAGTTCCCAATCGTATTAATGAATCTACAATAATATTATTTACAGACTCATCTAATGCTTTTAAATTATTTTTTAATTTTGGAGCCTTCTTACTCATTACATTATCAAATAGCCAAGATACTACCATATCAGGAGTTCTCATCAGTTTATTTCCAGGATCCAAAAACATTTTTGCAAAAGATGCTACCATACCATACTCACTATTTTGGAAATTTCTTTTTACTACATTTTTATATTTCCTTAAACTAAATCCATTCGTGATAATATCATCACCAGGACTAGTTTTAGATTCAGGATCTCTTATACCCAATGCAGTAGTTTCAATAAGAGCTGCTGTATTTTTTGTAACAACTTCAAGAATTTTTCCCAATGTATTATTTACAGCATCGAATCCAGTTGTAATAGTAGCTGTTTGTTGATGCATTGCTGTAAGTATATTAGCAGTATGAGATATTTGTGCTTCCATTAGTTTATGAGAAGATTTTACAACAGCCATTTGTATTTCTTTGGCATTCTTTGTAGATTCATTAATTTCAGCTTTAACTATCTGGGCTTCACTTTTATCAACACTAGTATCAAAATCCATTTCATTATCCGAACTTTCTGTATTGGATAAATCATCTTCTTCATCAAGATACCATCTCAATATATTTTTAACACTCATTTGTTGGCGAAGTTGTCTTAAAGTTCCTACGGAATTTTTAGTTTGTTTATTTATTGAAGACATTAAACCTTTTGCTTCACTTCCGACTTGTGTTGCAATTGAAGAAGTAGTTGGTAATGCTTCACTAAAATAACTTCCAACAGATGAACCAATCAAACTAGCTGTACGTTTTAATAGTTTAGCAGCCAAATTTGATTGTTTCAAATTTATCGTTGAACGCATATTTTCACCACCTTAATATTTTAATAAATGATCATATATGTCGGTTTTGCTATTAAATATTGGGTACTTTGAATATTCCCAAGAAAAACAAAAAAATATATGGAGGGGATAGTCCCCTCCTAATTTAATAATGCTTGTAAATTAATCGGATAATTTAGGAATCTTCTATTATTCAATGCTTCCACAGATGTGATATCTATTTTATCAACTATTTGATTTTTAATACTTTCTATATCCATATTTGTCAATAATTCAAATTGATTTTCTATACTCATACATGAAAAAGCTGATTTAATTTCATCTCTATATTTTTCTGGAAATATATTTATTATAGAAGATAATGATTCAAAATCTCTTAATACTATTCCATTGTCAATTCCTTCCTTTAATGCTTTAATTATAAATGAATAATTTATATTCTTATTCGTTCGAATATTTCTTATTGGAGATCCATTAATGGATAATAATAATTTATAATACATTTCTGATTTAAATATATTCAAATCAAATACTGATTCATTATTTATTATATTTTGAATTATATCATCTACTTCCGTTCCAATAAATAATTCTTTGTAATTTCTTTTAATGAATATATTTATAAAATTTGGATTAAACATATATAGAGTATCGAATAAATCTCCACTGATAATAATATTCTTTTTATTATCCATATTAGAAATTATTTGTGGTATTAAAGAAGAATCAAATCCTTTGGATTTAATGAAATATATATTTGGAATATATGACATTATCAGAATTAATTCCGGTATTATTATAGATTTTAATACTTCTCCCATATTTCTGAATTTTGGATTCTGTAAATATTTATTCCTATAATAGGTACGGTAGTATTTATTATAAATCATCATATGTTGATCTTCTGATTCTATATCTGTATAATATAAATAAATTTTACTATTACATTTTTCTTTATTAAAGTATGCTTTATAATTTGCTACTACATTTAATATAGCTGATTCTAATTCAATGACTAGGTCTTGTTTGAAATATGATAGATTGTAATTAAGATTTTTAAATGAATAAATATTATTCATTATAGATTCAAAATTTATAAATACATTAACTTCATCTCCTGGTTGTAATTTTATTTTTTTATTTCTTATACAAGCATCCATTAAATCCCATTTAAGCATCATAGAACCTGCGGCAATACTTATCCCTGGTACATATCGATCCATTATTAATCCCCCTCTATACTTTATATTCTTTTAATTGAATTTTCTCTACACGTGTTCCTATATCTTTATATAAAATATTTTCATATATATTGATTGATTTAAATATCCATTTATATGATTTTAAATCATTCTTCAATTGTTTTATATTGATATTATCATCTACATATATACGTATATTAATATTATCTCCTATAAATCCTTTTGCAATCATATATTCAATTCCATCTATATAATTACTGCCCAATACAGCCAAGTTTATACTAATGCCTTCAGAGAAATTTTTGTATGATGATAAAGCATCTAATACTCCTTCGGATATATTAATATTTATTTCTTCTTCAGTGAATAAATCTAATTGTACTTTTATTGTATACATAGATTTATTATTAGATGGAAATAATCTCTTTTTATTCCATCTTTTATTATCAATATCTTCAAATAATCTTGTTAATAAAACACTATTATCATCATTTAAAAATGATATTGAATTTCTATTCGAAGGTAAAGTATGTTTTACTTTAACGGATGTAATATATTTTTCCAAATCTGAAATATTTGGAACTATTCTAAATTTATTATAATCTTCTATACATAATCCTTTTCCTATTCTATATTCAATATATTTAATTTGATCACTACTCATATCCAATTCAGATAATTCCAAATCCTTTGAATCTTTTAATGAAGGTAATTTATTATATTTCATATCTGAAGTATATTCATTTATTGTATTTTTATCTATACCCATTTTATCAAGAAAATATTTTCCTATAGCTCCATTATTATTACATAAGAAACAATTGTATTGTAATGGCTCTGTTGGATCATATGTGCATTTAATATAACAATGTGCATGTGTTGGATCTTTATCCGTATCACCACATATCGGACAACGTGTTAGATATTGTATATCACTTTTCTTAATAAATACATCCGCTTTATCTTCTATAGCATTTAAAATTTTTCTTTTGATTTCATTATTCATTATTATTCATCCTTCCCTATATTCTTCTACGTTATAGAGATAATATATAACTTTTACTTATATATTATAGATGTAGATATAGTAATTTTAATTTAAAAATTTAAAATGGAGGTAAGTTGAAATGTGGACAGATTGATAGAATATAAGTGTGAAAAATGTGGATTTATATTTGAGATTTATCGAAAAACGGCTTTGAGAAAATTAAAATGTTTTAGCCCATTTTTATGTAAAAAATGCATGAGTGAACGTAGATCTGAATTAGGGAGAAATCAGTGGAATAATTTATCTTATAAAGAAAAGAATAAAATTCTTGATAGATTAAGACATTATTATGATAGAAATCCTGAAGTAAAGGATAAAATGATAGAATATAACAAATCATGGTATAATAATCTTAGTCAAGAAGAAAAAGATAAATATAATAAAAAGGCTGGTGATTGGTACAATAAACTTTCTGATGAAGAAAAGAAATTAATATCTATTAGAGGAAAGAAACAATGGGATGATTTATCTGAAGAAGAAAAAGATAAAATTAGAGAAAGATCTTCTAAACAACGTGAAAATATGACAGATGAAGAATTCAATAATTTTATGTATAAGATCTATTATAGCAGTTCAATTAATACTCTACCAAATAAAACTGAAGAAGCATTCATTGATTTATTAAATTCAAATAGTATAAATTTTGAATTTCAATATGTTTCTAAAATTAAACATCCTGATTTTGATAGATTGTTTCCAAAAAATCCTATTACTGGAGGTAGAGTATATTTTGCCCATAGATGGGATTTTATAATTCATACAAAAAGAAAAGATATATTAATAGATATTGATGGAAGTATTCATGAAGGGAAAAATACAAAAGTAAATGTAAAAGATCATAGTAAACGAGAATTTATTTTATCCGACATTATAAAATTTAATGAAATACAACGTCCGTATCAAACCGATGGTCTAGATGCTTATATAATTAAAGCATATAATGATAAAATTGAAGATGGTACAATAGTATCTGATGTTGAAAATAAAAATTCAATGACAGTTAAAGAATTGATATCTTTAATAAATTCTTTCAATTTAACAGATCTTGATTTAATTACATTATTAAAATATTGCAAAGGAGAAATATTAAAATGAAAAAACAAATTGTGTTAATAGGTATGGGAAATGCAGGTTCACAAGTAGTTGCTACAGCAGCAAAAACATATTCAGAAATATTTGATAGAATTTATATAAATTCATCAGAGGTTGATTTAAATATGGTAAATGATGAAGAAGGCTTAAAATTTAAAATAGGTAATCCTGATGAAGTAGAAGGAAGTGGAAAAAATAGATCTAAGATGAAAGAAGTTCTATTGAAACATGTGAATGATATTCTATCTGATGAAAAACTACAAAATTGTATAGTTGAAAAGAAATATGGATTTATAATTTCTTCATTATCAGGTGGTACTGGATCAGGAAGTGCTCCAGCATTTTATGACATATTGAGACAAATGTATCCAGATACTAATTTCATATTAGTGGCTATACTCCCATCTTTGAAAGCATCATTAATGGAACAAGGAAATGCATTAGAATATTTAAATGAATTATATGATGTATTGGGCAAAGATGTAACATATATGATTTATGATAATGAAACAGTAGCAAATATGCCTCCTACTTCAGGATTAGAAGAAGTTAATAAAAATATAGTAGAAGATTTGAAAGTTCTATCATCTATAGATAATATTCAAACTAAATTTGAATCTATAGATGAAGCTGATATGGAATCTATAATAACTACTCCAGGTAGACTTTTAGTTACAAGAGTAACAAAGGGTCTTACTGAAAAGAATATGGAAGATAATAATCTTGATGATATCATAATCAAATCAATTAAACAATCTAAACATTGTGAAACAGATAGAAACAAGAAAGTTACAAGATGGGGTATAATAACTTACTTCACTGATCAAGTTAATAAATTATATAATCCTGAATTAAATGGATTGATAGAATTTATAGGTACTCCTGTTGAAAGATTTAATCATAATGCTATAAATGAAAATAATGAATCATTGAACTTTCTATATTTAATAGCATCAGGACTATCTCCTATAAATGATAGAGTTAAAAAGATAACTGAACGTATTGAAGAATTAAAGAATGCTTTGGCGAAGGATGAATCTAATAAATATATTTTATCTGGGGATGGATCTTCTTATTCAGTATTAGAAGAAAGGAGAAAACAAGAAAAACAAAAGAATGAAAATGATAAAATAGTTCCAACAGATATTTTGAAAAAGTTTATGAAATAATTTTGATATAGAGGGAATATTCCCTCTATATTTATTTTTATTCGGAAAGGAATTTATAATGATAAAAGAGTTTATTTTAAATAAATTGAAAAATCAAATATTGGGTCCATTGGATGGAATAGTAAATGAAAATATAGCTGACATGTCATCTATATTTGGATCTTTTATAGTAAGAAAGGTTAGAGGAAAATTTCAACGTTCAATAACTTTTGAAGTTGGTAATTCTTACTCTGATAAATGGATGGAGGAAGCGTTATATTTTATTTTATCTAAGTATAATAAATTGGATAATTCATCTATGTTAACTATATCAGATCAAGCTAAGAATAGAGAAACTGGATCTGGTGTATATTATACTTTGGGAAATGGTACTCATAATCTCAAATATAGAGAATGGAATATTCTATTGAATATTAAAACGGAAGATAAACAATCTAAAATGGGAAGATTGAATCAAGTTAAAAAGTATACAATAATCACGTATAATCTATCACCAAAGTTTGTTGAATCTTTTGAAAAAGATATGTTACATCATAAAGATGTTATATTGAAGAATAATCCTAAAGCAAGGACTATAAAAATTTATAAAGATGATCATGATTCAGATGGTACAACATATTGGTATGAAGATCAAACAATTCCAAAACGTTCTATAGATACTATATATCTACCGAGTGATCAAAAAGAATTGTTAATGGATACTATCAATACTTTTTTTGAAAGTAAAAAATTCTATCGTAAACATGGCATTCCACATAATCTAAAAATTCTATTATATGGACCAGCAGGTACAGGTAAATCAAGTTTAGTTAAAGCTATTGCATCTCATTGGAATATGAATATATATGAATGTATCGGTGGAAAGAATGGTAAATACATTCCTAATGCCATTACATCCAATAATGAAAAAGATGGAAATTATAAATTATATTCCATATCGGATATTGATAAATATCCAACTTTAATAAATGAACCGGATATAGATATGAAGAAGTCTAAAGATAAGGATAAAGAAAATAATATTGATTATAAACAACAATTTGGAAATATGATCAATGCATTAGACGGTATACTATCTGGTGAAGATAAAGTAATAATAATGACTACTAATCATATAGAAAAATTTTCTGATGTAATATTAAGACCTGGAAGAATAGATCTTAAACTAGAAATATCTTATATAACTCCAGAAGTATTTTTCGATTATGTAAAAATATTCTATAATGTAGAATTAGATAAAAATATTAAATTAAAAATAAAAGATGTTACAATAGCTGATTTACAATTTGATGCAGTATTCTTAAAAATGAATTTTGATGAATTTATGAAAAAATATACAAAATAAAATTTAGGGGGTAAAATCCCCCTAAATATTTTTTTTCATTTTTTATCAAAATTTTATAAATTTCATAAATTTTTTATTCATATACCCTCTAACCCTGAGTGTTTTGCTCGTTTGTAAAACCTCCTCTAATCAATTATATATATTACATGTAATATGTAATATACATGTAATTGATGATTCTCATCATCATTACATAGCATATTCGTAATACATATTACATCCAGTAATATACTTTCGTATATTCCTGTCTGAACATGTAATATACTCATGGGAGAATTTCCAATTTTTTGACTTCTCAAAAAAATAACAAAATATCAGTAAATTATAATGAAAATTATAATTATAATTTTCATAAAGAATAAAAATGTTATGTTATATAATATTATAGAGTATAGAATTACTCTATAATATTACAAACATATAGTATCTAAATATTATTATATTTCTATGATAGAAATATAATTATTTTTTAATTCTACTTTCTAATATATTCAATCTAGTATTGATAGATGAAATATCTGATCTTAAATCTTTTAACTGTTCAGATACTAGATTGATATCAATCTTATTAATACTTTCTAATACTCTATTAATATTCTCAATAGATGAATAGAGTTTAGATAATTCTTGTTTATTAACAGAATTATCTATTTTACTTTCTAAACGTTTAATATCATTCAATTTATTCATATTAGAAACTAATACACTTACAGTAGAATTCAGTTTACTCAAATCAGAATGTTCTGCTTTAGACTGTAACGTCTCAAATAGATCTTTAATATCTTTAATCTCTAATCCAAGATCGTTTGGAGTCAACAAGGAACCTTCAATAACCAAACCATCATTATTGACTTTAACCTTAGTAAAGGTTCCTGACGTAGAACGATTATCTTTATCAATCTTATTATTTACTCTACTGGTCAGATTATTAACAGTATCAACAGATGCCAGTTTTATCAGTTTACTATCAATAGTGTTCATTCTGTTAAATACTTCAATAGGTATATCATTAACACTAAGCAAACACGCCCCGACGACCCTTCCATATTTATCATAATTAACCTTGGCTGCACATCCAGGAGACACGATTGCTTCCAATTCCGTTTCCGTATTAATATTCAATAAATTATCATTAATACGTTCCAATTCTTCTGATAAACCATCAACACTTTCAATTGGTAATAATGGAATATCTTCTACTGATAGATTCGTAGATGACTGTATTACTCCATACTTATCATAATTAATTTTACAACCAGTATTTGATATAGGTCTAGAAGCAAATATAGTATCAAAATCCGTTTGTATATTTGCAAGATCTTGTTTATTTGCTTTATTAGATAAAATATTTTGTAAACCGTTTATTTTATCAATCTCCAATACAGGAATATCTGAACTATTCAATGATTGAGAAGATAAAACCAATCCGTTTTCATCATATGCAAGTTTAGTACCAACACCCGGTTTTATCTTATTATTACTCTTAACATAAATCTGTCTATCTATATTAAATTGAGTAATCTTCTGTTTGAACTCTTCATTTTTTTCTTCTAATACAGATATTCTATCCTGTATTTGTTTTATAATATCTACATTCATTTTTAATTCCTCCTATCTAAAATTATAACAATTAATGGGTGGTATTTTCATAAACGCTGTAATAAGTGAATTTTCTTATAAAAGGAGGGTATTTATATGAGAGAAAATATGTTTGAAGGACTTTGGTCACCATTTTCTCCAGAATGGTATCAATATGCTTTCGATAAATATATTAGTACTGATGATCAATTATTCAATCAAGATGATATAATTAAGCTTGGTTTCTATGTTCCCGATAGTGATCAATCGAAATCTTCAGTATTCAGTACCAATGCAATTTTAAATAATACATTTGATGAAAATAAATTACGTGAAACTTTGAAAGATATTTATTTAAATTCTTCATCAAAATTACGTGCGTCAAATCATGATAACGTAAATTTTTATCAACATCATACAAATATGAAGAATGTTAAAATAGATGAAAGTAAATTTATTGCAACCTTTTCTCTACCAACAGAAACGTTCATCAGAAGTAAAGGAAGAGAAATTTATAAATTATCACAATTTTATCGTAAATGGATTCATATTAATGATCTTTTTAATAATTGGGATGTATTTAAATTTACTATTCTACTTTTCATCAATAAACGTATCTATTCTGATTATGAAATAAGAATTGATGAACATGAAACAATTATACGTTTTAAATATGAAAAATTTTGGTGGGATAAATTATACGATATAGACGTTTATAAATTTGAAACGAATTATCAAAAACGCATTCAGTGTACGAGAAGATTGTTTAAAGATGAATGGAATTACAAAATACCAGTTTCATATGTAGATGAAACTTTTCAATATGATAAAGCTATGCTATTGTTTAATAAGATCAATGATCAATCTATTAGAACGGATGGAATTGATGTAATTGATGTGATGGGTGATAACGTAGAATTTGTTAAAGTTAAAGATGGATATTTTGATCTTACAAATATTTCTAATTTTAATAAAATACTTATTGAATCAGAAAATAAAACACCGTTATGGATGTCAGTAATAATTCCAAAATATATGCACGAGTACCCCATCATACTACCAACAGAAAATATTTATAGAGAATATCATCCAAATCTAGTATCTGTTTATACAATTAATTCAGCTTCTTTTAAACATATAAAAGATGAAAAGATTAATCAAGTATATGTAGATATTGATGATTATATACCAACTGAAGATGAAAAATGGAAAACTATGATACGTCCAATTGTATTATCAGATGCTTTTGATCCTGATGCTGATGATAAGTATGATAGTATGGAAAAATATGTCAATAGATTAAGAGAATTAACTGTAAAATTTGCTGATAAAATAGAAAATTTCCGATTCTTTTTAAAAGAAGCAAGAGATGAAGAAAAATTTATGTTTCATATGGAATCATTGGAAATGATTTCAATGCAAACTAAAGATGCTTATGATCAATTCATCTTATTTTTGAAATTCCCTATAAATGAAGATTATGAAAATAAATACAAAAGATTTATGACAGAATCTCTACCTAATTTAGTGAAGGATAAATATTCTTCTAACTTATTATCTTCTAGAGAAGGATCTGAATGGAATATATTTTCAATTCTATCTCCATTAGTGTATATTCCAAGAAAATTAGCGGATAGATACTACGTGGCTGAAATAATTAAGAGTATGGGAAAGAAGAAAATCTTCTGGGAAGATATTGATAAATATAGTAAACAAATTAGATTTACTAGACCTATAGATGTAGATGATTTCATGTTTTTTGAATATAATATCAAAAAGGAAGTATGGAGACCAGTTGAACTTAAAGCGGAATATCATTTTCCTGATGTTTATATTATATCGGATCCAAATAATAAACCTTTAGAAGATAGAATATTCAAAGCATTTATTTTTTATTCTGATACTATCAATGTGCTAAAAGAAAGTGTTGATATTAGAAGAGCTACTCCTGAATATGATTCTGATTTAAATGAGTATGAAATAAATAAACAAGGTATATTCAGAAATATCTTTATTGAAAAATTTTATTGGATGGCAATCAAATCTATATATGGTGGATCTTTAAGAACTAAATCTAGATGGGAGCAAATAGAATATGTTATAAACAATCCATCTTATAGGAGATTCAATGAATTATTTATTAAAACTATGGAGCCGTATTTTAAAATAGGAATGGCTAATTATTTAAAGAATGATAATTTCTTATTTACATTCGATTATATGATTTCCAAATTGAAAGAATCTATAGATCAAAAGATGATGAATTATAATAGGCTTACAAATTACCAAATATATTTGAATAAAACATGGAAGCCTTCTTATTTTGATTATGCTATCGAAATAAATGATGAATTTAATCATGGGGATAGATTAATAAAAAGACCTCCTGCTTCATTTGATATAAATCGTTTATTGAATATATTAAAAGAGATAGAAGAAAGCGTTAATAATAATTCAAAAAGATTATCTATGAATTTAAATTACATTATCGAAAAATGTAAATCCGAATCATATAATCTTGATGAGAATATGTATGATATATCATTGGATGAGTTTAATTCATATACTGATTCCAATATAGAAAATATTTCTGAATTGGAAAATAAATCTGATAAATTAATAAAATCTCTTCATGATAAGGAAATATTCCCAGATATATTTGAATATGAAGATGGTAAAGTATTTATTAATTCCACTATAGGAATAGAAAATCTAAAATATTTATTAGATAAAATTATTCTATATAATAAAGAATTGAATAAATTTATTATTGAATTTGATCTTGATATTTATTCCATAGAAGATACAGAAAAGATTCTAAGATCAGTAATATGGTATAATGAATCTATGAATAATTTCAAAAGAATAATGAAAATAGTATTCGATGATTCATCAAAGAAAAATCAATATGAAAAGAAACGTGAATTATTGAATAATATTAAAAAGATTTCTTTGGAAAAGATTGAATTTTATATGAATAAACTTTCTGATTTTATATGTATATTTGATATGGATAAATTTATGAAAGTTACTAATGATTTGGATACATTAAAAAATTCTGGTAAAATTAATGAGAATGATCATTCTCTTATAGGAGAGATAAATAAATTTGATTTAACACAACCTGATGATGATATGAAAGCAATAAGAAATAAATTATTTGTATCTACTACTCAATTGAATACTTTATTCCATTCATTAAAGCCTTATCCAAAAGCTGAAATATTTGAATATGAAGCTAAAGTATTAGAAGTTAAACAAGATTTGATTAATACACGTATAGGACTTCATGCTTATTGGAAAAAATATAAAAAACCTGTAGATCAAAAGATCATAGATAAACTTGATAATTCTGAATTCATGATTAAAGAGTTATATGAATATAATAAACCGTATATGGAAGTATACAGAAAAATGTTAGCTGATTTTGATATAATTCATAATATTGTAAAAGAATTAACTGATCTTAGTATTAGTAAAACTGAAAGAAAATATCTTGAATTTATTAATGAATATTTTGATGCTATAATATTAGCTTTATCATATATAGCTGGTAAGAATCAAAAATCAGTTGCCACAGATTATTTGAATATATATCTAGATAAACTAAATCAGTGGTTTAATTTTATTGATATAGAAGAATCTGTATTTACAAAAATATTGAATAGTACAAGACTTCCATCAGAATTCACAGATTTAATTACTATTTACTCCAATCTTATTAATGAAATAATAATATGCTTATCACATTTAAATGATTTTATTCCAGATATGGAATTCCTAACGTATATAGATGTATTTGAAGCTAAAGAATATGAAATATCAAATAAAGGATTTCGTCATAAAATTGGAAATGTTGCATACGTTCCAAATTTATCTTCATATAAAATAATGAAAATAGATGATGAAGTGAATGGTGTTACAGAGTTACAAGAAATGAATTATCGTAAAACTACTTTTAGAAATCCTATGATACAAAAATATCCATACTTCAGTATTACTACTGGTAAAGGATTAGATTTAAGAGTAAGACCTAAATCAGTTAATACTATCAAAGTGATTAATGATAAACCATTGGAAAGATATATTACCGTATGTGAAGGTATATTAAGAGTAGTAAGAAAATCTCTTCCTGTATTTAATTCGATAAATAATTATTCATTATCGGATGTTTTAGATAAAATAGACAAGATTAAAGAAGATTGGAAAAAATTATTACTATTATATTCTGATCATATGACAAAAGCAAAAGATAAAGTTGATACTGTAATAAAATTAATGGATGATTTAATAGATCCATTAAAAGAATACATTGATATGCGATTCAATATTAATGTACAATCATTATTGAATAAATTAGAATCATTTACAATTGATACGTATAAATATTTTAGAACAAATTCTTTTTTATCAGGAAACTATTTCTTCTATGATGATCAAGTAAGAGAAACTTATAATAATCTATTTTCTTTCTATGGAAGTTCAGATAATTGGTCTAACTCATCAAGACTTGTAAATTTAGTAGAAGATATAAATGTAAAAATAATTAAATTTCATAAGAATATTCTTACTGAACATCATGATGATAATATAATGGAAGAATATTATGATGTATTAAGAGAATCTGATAAAATTCTTAATAATATAAAAGATCTTACAGTAAAGAGAAAACGTATTAGAGGAATTTTATTTAATAATGAAACAGCAATAAAGAGAATTGATAAAAATTTCCATGAAGATAAATGGTTTAAGATTAATAAAGTAAATGTCTCAACAGGTGGATCTGGATATAATATTGGAGATATAATTCAATTAGTACAAGAGCTTCCATTAGATAAAAATGGAAATCCAATTAAAGATCAAGAAGATTTAATTCTTAATGATGTAATTTTATTCCAAGTAATGAGAGTAGATACTAATGGATCTATATTAAGAATAAAACCATTTATGGATTATGCAATACCTTATAGAATTTATGGATCTAGACAAACTTCATCAAGAATTGGAAAAGGTGAAGGATGTATATTAAATATCAATTCTGATATAGTAAATTATAAAGATTCATATCTATTTTTTGATAAAAGTAAGAAAAATTATATTGATCAATATAATGAAACTGATCTATTGAAATTTAAATTTGAAAATATTCATGATTTAGCGATAGATTATGAAGTATTCTTTGCTGGATTACAAACAAACGATTTTCTATTTAGACATTTAAAAGATGAAGATGACGATAAACATCCGAATGAACATTTGAAATCTTCTAAATATGATGCAATATATATTTATGCTAATGATGTAATGAATTTAAAAAATTCATCATATAGAATAAAAGCAGAAAATTATTTTAAATATAGAATAGATGAAGTCGAAGTAATAGATCCTGGATCAGGATATTATGTAGGTCAAACTATTTATGTAGATTCACCCAATGGATCAATAAAATTAAAAATTAAAGAATTGGATGGAACTCCATTAAAGGGAATTAAATCTATTGATGTGTTATCTCAAAGAACAAACTATGATAGATTTGATCCATCTACAGAAAATGGTGAAGTAATAAAAGATACTATAAATAATATAGATGATGAATATCATGATTCTGATTATGATATACTTCCAGAAAAAGGAATTAAAGTTCCAACTACAAAAGGATATCCAGAAACAAAATATTCATTTATAAGAAAAAGATATAGTAAATTAAAACCTGGAAGAAATACGTACTATATGACATATTTAGAAGTGGATAATAAATTAAATACTACAGGAGATCCAGATGGAAATTGGTATCTAGGTTCTAGATTGAATAATTCACAAGTTCCATATGAAGATAAAAGACGATGGAATGGTATTGAAAATGTAGTACCGATAACAGATCCATTTATTCCAGATAAATTGAGGACTCCACCAGATCAACCTATCAATGCTGAATTTCAACAAATACAACGTTTAAGAATTCATAATTCAGAACCATCTTATTTGAATCCAGATCTTAGAGTTGAACGTTATGCCGATATTCCAAAATATTTAAAATCTTGGGATACTGCTAAAGAAGGTAAAATTGTATTAGTTGATAAAGATGAAATGCAAGATAATCATAGAACAGTTTATACTTTAAGATCTATAAGTCCTATAGGATATTTGATTTATGATGAACCTTTTTATGCTGATATAAGATGGAATGTGTTTAAAATAGATTTTAACAATATAGATTCATACCCGGATTATCCAGGAATGAATGTTAGATACAAATCTAATGAGTGGAGAGAATCTAAAAATTTTATAAATATCATAAGAAAAATATCTGATGGAAAAATATTAAAAACATTAAAACCTTTAAAAAATAAAACTTCATATATTCATAATATCAGAAGAGAAGATTTATCAGTATTTAATTATACTACAAAACAATGGGAAGATTTAAATGATTATTCAAGATGGAAATTTAAATCATATTATGATAAAAAGAATCATAAATTTGGATTCGATTTAATGTTAAATGAAGAAGGAAATTTTGATTACGATATGATTCTATATTTTAATAAAACTTCTGATAATCAAATAAGAAATTCAAAACTTAAAAAGAATGCTGTATTAAAAATTAAAGCTGTATTGGAAGATGAAGTTGATATAAAAGAATCTAATGTACCTATTAATATAGGTAGAGATTTAAGAATACGAAAATTATTTCCTTATAATCAAAAAGAAACATTTACTATTGGAACAAATTATGGATATGAAATGAAAGTAAAATTAAATAATTATATCCATTTTAAAAATGAATTACATTTATCAGATGTAAAATTATTTAATAAAACAGCAAATAGATATGAAGATATTTTTGATAGTAAAATGTTTGAAGTAAGATTTAAAAATGATAAATATAATACGATTACTAAAGAAACTAATACAAGAGTAATTAGAACATTGATATCTGATGCTGGAAGTAATTTTTATGATGGATCAGTTTACGCATATAATACAGAAAATGGAATCTATTTATCAGGAAATATAAAAACTCATAATGGAAATATAATAAGATTTATTCCAACACATTGTCCCAATCCACCTAAAAAAGATATAGCTTTAGAATTCTTTATTCATCAACATTCAAATCAAACTGATAGACAGATTGGAAAAATACTTGTTGAATTTAGTACTACTAAAGATGAAATATATGGAGATGGATACATTCATAATGTTACAAACAGATTAGCTCCATTACCAAGAGAATTTAGTATATTTGCTAAGTATAATATAGATGAATGTGTTTATGAAGTTATTATCAATAAGAATCCAAAAGTATATCAATTCGTATACAATAAATGGATAATGAATCCTGAATTTAAAATATCTGATACTTTATCATATGATCGTATATACGCATATGTAGATGGTGGAAGATTCCCATTGATAAATCCAATAACATTAAAACCTACATTGGAAGTTAATGAAATAGAAACTGGAACTTCAGTTACATTTAAATCTGTTTATAAAAAGAATGAACGATTTGAAATACATTCAGTACCATATCCAATGAGATCTGTTTATACTCAAAGAATTATACCAAAACATGGATATATTAATCTTAAAGGAAAACTAAATAAGCCATTAGATAAACAATATTTTGAATTCTGGGTTAATGGAAGGCTAATGGATAAAGAAGTATCTATAATAACTCCTACCAAAATAATATTCCATGGATTAAGATCATTGCGTAATTTAGAAATAATTGAAATTAATAGAGATGCAAATGAATATTTTTCAGATGTATTTTTATATAATGAAGATTTAAAAACAAAATGGGATCTTACAACTTATCTTGATGATGCATTAGAAGGAACTTTAAAAGGAGATAATTATAGAATAGAAGAACAAGAATTATTATTAACACCTATATGGAGACAGGTTGAATTAAGTAATCCTGAATTTAAAAATTATCCTCCTAATATAAATATTGAAAAAGATATAATGCAGCGTGTATCTGGTGATGATTCATTAACAGATTTAATGAATCCATCATTCTCTTATATTATTACAAATATTCCTACTATTGAAGGAAGATCATTAAATTCACAATCATTAACATTTTCGGATTTTGGATTAAGACCGCTAACTGAAGAAGAGATAATAGATTTAATGAATGAAGAATGGAAAGATGAAATTGGTAAAGGTATTATAGATAAACATAATTCAATTTCAGATGATTCATGGTATGGAATGGTAGTAAAGATGTATGATGAATTCAGTAATGAAGTTACGGATATTAATCAAGCAGCATATAAAATATTCGATGCTAATATTATTAAAATTAATGCTGATATAAAATTATCAAGAATAATAAAAAATACTATAACATATGATCTTGATTAATAGAGTAAGGGATTAACGTCCCTTACTCTTTACATATTCTTTTTTATATATTATGAAATTATATAAAGAATATAAAAATATGTGAAAGGAATTGATTTACATGAATATAGATGTTTATAATACTCATATAGAATTATATCCATATACTTTAGGAGATTATCCGTTAATAGAGAAATGGTATACTGGCATAGATAAATTTTCCAATGCTGAATTTCCATGCGGATATTTAATAGAAGATAATAAATTATATTTACCGAGAGGGACTTCAATATCTCATTTAGAAAGTATGACTGGTGGAGTTGTGAAATTTGTAAAGAATGTAGACAGTCATGAAAGAATGAATACAAAATTTTATGCAAATGTAGAACCGAGGAATGAATTACAGAAAGATAGTATAAAATTTTTATTATCACATCATCAGCAATTGGGACTTAACCTACAAACTGGCTTCGGCAAGCAAGAGCCAATTTCACGTTTAATACCTGTACCTGAAGGTGGAACTAAGAGAATGGGAGATTTACAAATAGGAGATAAAATATTTGGATCTGATGGAAAACCTACAACTGTTATTGGTGTATATCCACAAGGTAAAAAAGAAGTATATGAGATAACATTCTCAGATGGTAGAAAAGCTAGATGTGGTTTAGAACATTTATGGGAAGTTTATATAGATGATTCAGATAAACCATGTGTAATGAGATTAAAAGATATAATTTCAAATAATAAAACGTATAGAATTCAAACTCTATCAAATCCTGTTCAATATGAAAATAAAGATGTTCTAATAGATCCATTTATAATGGGATTTAATATAAATAAACATATTCCTGAAGAATATTTATATAATTCTTTAGATATAAGAATGAAATTGTTAAAAGGATTGATACACGGTAATGGAAAAGTAATTAATGAAAATAAAATGTTATATGTATCAAAATCTTCAATTCTATTAAATCAAATAAATGAACTGGTACTCGGTTTAGGTTTATTTTCTAATATAAATAAAAATGTATTAAGAATTGAAATACCTAAAGAAAGATATCTCAAAATAGAAGATATTAAATATGTAGGAAAAGAAGAATCTCAATGTATTGCTGTAGATGCTATTAATAAATTATATCTTACTGAAGATTTCATAGTAACTCATAATACTTATTGTGTAGCAAATGCAGTAACAGAAATGAATGAAAAGACTTTAATAATCACACCAAATGAAAGTATTAAAATACAATGGCTAAATACATTCGTAAACATGTTTGATTATAGATCAAAACATATAATGAATATATCAGGATCAAATGTAATAGATGGAATAATGAATGATGAAATATCCATAAAGGATAGAAATATTTTTCTTGTAAATCATCAAACATTACATTCTTATTTATTTAATAATAATTCATATCTATTTCATAAATTCTTTAAAAAGTTAAAAATAGGAATTAAGGTATATGATGAAAGTCATCTTAATTTTGCTAATATTTTATTAATAGATTTTTTCTCTAATACAAAGAAAACTATTTATCTTACAGCAACATTTGATAGATCTGATAAAACTGAATCAGCTTGTTTCAAGAGAGCATTCTCATCGGTAATAGGATATGGTGAAGAAGAATCACTTAAAATAACTGAGAAGCATATTCTATATCACGTAGTAAATATTAATAGTAATATAGAATATAAAAATAGGGCAAGGATAATGGCATTTCCAGGATATACTGCAATTAAAGCAGGACGATATGCTTTCTTTGATGATCCAAAGGATACAACTTATAATACGATAAAATCAATATTAAATTTAGTATCCAATGTAGAAGGAAAGATACTTATATTCGTCCCATTAATAGAAGCAGCTGATAAAGTAGTAGATAAATTAAAATTAGATTTTCCAGATAAAAAAATAATGCCTTATCATTCTAAAATGGATAAAAGTGAAAAGAGTGAAATCGATAAATATAATATAATAGTATCTACTATAAAATCTACTGGTACAGGAATGGATATACCTGGATTAAGAGTTGTAATTAATACAGAGAATTTTGCATCTACAGTATTAGCACAACAAGTGATAGGTAGACTTAGACCATATGCAAAAGATAAAGAAACATTCTTCTTTGATATAGTAGATATTTGTATTCCAAATAATAATTATTATTTTAAAGCAAGATTTAAAAAGATATCTACTTTGGTAAAGAAGGTAATATATTTAGATATTAATAAATAAAAAAGAAAAGTTCCACGGGATAATCCCGTGGAATATTTTTTATACTATTTGAAATAATTTAAACATTGTAAATGAATGATTCTCTAAACTTGATTCAAATTTTTTACTTAAAGAGAATATGTGATCAGGTGAACTATAGATTCTATATCCAATATTATTAAACTCAGACTTTTTTAATTTTAATGGAAATGAATCTTTATTTATAGTAATTGGAAGTTCATGACCGGCTATTTTTATTTCTATTAATTCTCCTCTATATATAGCATCTGAATCTAAAGCTAAAATATTATCAGTTTCTAAATAATTTAGAAATGAATTAAACCTACAATGATCAGGATTATTTAAATCCAATGGACTATATAGATCATTTAAAGTGGATATTAATCCTATATCCACTTTAAATAAAATCATATTATCTATTACAGGTGATATTAGAATATCATTCATTTGTATGAATGATTCTATTTTACATCTATCTCTGATATCAATGAATCGTTCTTTACACTTTTCAATACTTTCGACTTTTGCTTTTCCCATATTTTCTTTTCTCCTAAATCTTTTAATTTTGTAAATTTGAAAAATGGTATTTTATCTTTAACACGTTTTTCATAATAATCCAAAGATTCTTTTTGGAACTTTTGTTCATCCTTTCCTTTACTAATTAAACGTGCTAAGAATAATCCAATTGTATAATTAAATTCTTCATTATCTTTTCCAAATACTATTTCTTCCAAAAAGCATCTAACCTTTTTCTCATTATTTAATTTTAAATAATTTGAAGAAAGTTTATCAGCCAATTGTATTATATCTACATAAGTTTGAGTTTCTTTATCAAGAGTTTTATATGTAGATATTATTGGGCATGAATGAAATAATACCGGATATATAACGTTTTTATCTGTGATATTTAATTCTTTAATAATAAATATAGCAGATGCCATTGCATGGTTTACAAAATTATCTGTATAATCATCCATTCCATATTCAGATAATACAGATTTATTTTCATCAATGTATTTTCTTAAATCTTGAGGAATTTCTTTATCCTTATATGATACTATTCTATCTTTATTTAATGCACTTTCTTTAAAAATGTCATGAGCATATGATACCATAGCTAAAGTTAACGGATTTAAATTAGCATTTAATTTTTCATTAATAATTAATGCATATTCACAAACCAAATCAATATGCTTTCTATGGTAGATATAGAATAGTGATTCCTTTTGATTAAGTTCGTCGATTTCAATTAAAGTTTTTATTTGTGGATCATTTTTTAAAAATTCCATTTTAATTCTCCTTTTTAATTATTTAAATTTATATTCATATATACGTATAATATACAATTTTCCTTTATATATTATACTATTATGAGTATATAAAATATAAAACTAATAACGGAGGTATTTTATGTTAACATCACAAAACACATTGTATGGATCAAGAATAATTCAAAATACAAAGAAGCATTCAATGATTTCAAGAAAAGTGTTTATTACAACAATATTCCTGTGTTTGACATTATTCGGATATTCACTTTTCGTAATTAATAATTATTATATAAGAAAATATCAAAATATTGAAACAAGACTTGAACAACTTGAGAGGCTTAATACAGAAAGAAATGTAAAGACAGCGATAAATGTTGTATATGAAACTAAAGATATTTTATTTGATACGGTCAAAAAGATCAGTGAAGAAAAGAAAAAGGAGGAAAAAATATTAAAAGAGAAAAATGATAAAATAGAAAATCATTTAAAAGAAAGAAATTTTACTTTTAAAAATGTAAAATTTAAAGGATACGATCTTCCGTATAAATATTATGGAAGTATTAGTACAGCATATAAACCATATATGGATTATAGAGCAATAACAGCTTATGGATCTCCTACATGGAAGATCAATAATAATGGAAATAATTATACAGATGAATTAGGATTAAGGAGATATAGAGTATCAAATAAAGAATATAAAGTAAATGGTCAAGATGATTACATGGTTGCAATGGCGACTTATTATAAACCTAAACATGAATTAGGCAGCAGATTTTTAATAGTAACAACTAAGGGTATGTTTACAGTAAGAACAGGAGATGAAAAAGCAAATCAACATACAGATGGACTTCATATGTTTTCATATCATAACGGAAAGGCGGGAGTGATAGAGTTTATAGTATCCACAAGGAATTTGGAAAGAAATATAAAATTGCATGGAGATGTTGGAAAATCAAGTAACCCTAATCTTAATGGGGAAATTACTCATATATATAGAATTAATTAACCTGAAGGGATATAAATTATATCCCTTTTATTTTTTTTATTTTTGAAAGGAGAATTAACGATGAACGAAATATTACAATTATTAAAAGACCAATTATTGTTACCAATAATAACGATACTGATCGGTACAATGGTTTATTTTGTTAAAAATTTTTTAGATCAAATATTAAGATCTACACTTGCAAAGAATGAAATTACTACATTGGAATCAGAAACGAAAATGAGGAATCAAATATTAAAAACCATAGATGAAGCTACCAAAGCAGCAGTTGCATTTAATATGAGTATGGCGAATGCAATGAAAGAATCTGATGGATATTTATCTGAAGAAGAGATAGTACAATTAAATGAATCATGTATTAATCTTACAATTAATTCTTTACCTCCTTCATTGACAAGTGATGATGGAATGTTGTTAAAATTAATAGGAGATAAAGATAAACTGATAGCATTGATTAGATCATGTATGGAAAAATATGTTTATGAATATAAACTATTGACAGATGGAAAATCATCAATACCTAAAAACGATAATGAAACAAAGGAAAAAGATATTTCAAATGAGATAGTGGGGTAAAATCCCCACTATCTTCTTATATTTTTCGTCACAAACTTCATAATGTAATATTCCAATATTTTTAAAGAAAGGAGATAATTTATGAAATTAGAAATATTAGATATTGAAGAATTGATATCTGTAAATAAATTGGAAAAGGTTACTTCTCCAAAATTATTTTCTAATAATACAACATTTGATGTGAATGGAATATTATCGAATGAAATATTTGGTCTATCTAAATACGATAGAAGAAATACGTATGCGTATATTGAATTGAATAGATTTTTTATTCATCCCCATATATACGAGAAAGTATTAAAAAATATTTTCAGAGGAATAATAAAACTAGTTTCTGGTCAGAAACGTTATGTAGTATCAAATAATCAATTAGTAGAAGATGATTCAGGTTGGACAGGTATCGATGAACTGTATAAACATTGGGATCAAATTGATTGGTCTAAATCAAAATCTGTAAGATCCACAGAAAAAGAATTGGTTACTAGACTAGATAAAAATTTAATATTTATAAATCGATTATTAATAATACCACCAGCATACAGAGATGTATTATTATCAGGAACTAAAGATAATACGGATCATATATCAGTGTTAAATACTTATTATAGTTCAATAATGCGTGCTGTTACTTTAATACAACAAGGTGGATTATTTTCAAGAACCCAATATGCAACACAATCAAAAATCCAAGATATGTTAGTAAACATATATAATTATTTTCTTGATCAAATAAAAGGAAAATATGGATTGATAAAACAAAATCTGATGGGTAAATCGATTGACTATGGTGTTAGAGCTGTAATATCTGCTCCAACATATAATCACAATAAATTTGAAGATAATATAGTAGATATAGAACATGCTGCTGTACCGATATCTCAGTGCTGTTCTTTGTATTATCCTTTTATTGAAGCATGGTTGAAAAACTTTTTTCAAAGAGAAATAATAAATGATCCAAATTTAGTATCTTATTATGATACTGATTTGAAACATATGGTCACGGCGAAGATTATAAATCCAGAAGATCAATTTTCAGAAAAGAATATAAAAAAGATGATAGATGATTATATTCTAAATCCAGATAATAGATTTAAATTAATATCAGTATCATTGGAAATGCCTAAAGCAAAAAATAAAGTATTGAAAACGTATATGGGTATTAAAGGAAAGGCGTTTAATAAAAATAATATTGAATCTACATTGAGTAGACCAATGACTGTTACAGATTTATTATATCTTGCATGTGTAGATGTTTGTGAAAAAAGACATGTAATGTTGTCAAGATATCCAGTCGGAACAGATAAAGGGATAGTATTTAATAAAATAAATGTGCAATCTACAATGAATCATATTAGATTAATTTTTAATGGAAAAGAATATAAATTCTATCCAGATATAAATTTGAAATTGGATCCATCTAAAGTTGGGGTTCAATTTATAGATACTTTAACAGTATCAAATGCTCATCTGGATGGAATGGGGGCCGATTTAACAAAATCCATCTCATGGTCGGCTAGAATAGTAATATTCTACAAGAATAAGTTGGTGAACGCATAACGAGCGGTGTGATACTATTATGTATTGCTAACGGTAGAAGTTATATAAGCTGGAATATAGACAATCCACTATATTTATATCAAACAGACGAATACGCTTCGTAAGAGAGTCTAAGGTCCATAATATGGATAGCTTTGAGAATACCGTGCTAAGATTCTATAATAATAGAATAAAGTGTAGAGACTATCCCATTGGGAGTAGAAATACAGATCGAACGCTGTATTTTGTAAGTGCTAACCCCCATAGTATAATATTTTAATACTATGGGTGAAGATATAGTCCAGGTCAAGATAACTTTTTTAATTTTTATATATTAAAGGATCAAGAATTTTAAAATTTGGAAAATATTCAGACGAATTTGGATTTTTTAAATATAATCCTATAATATCATATAATTCTTTATAAAATTTTCTTGCAGATTCAGATAATCTATCTTGAGGTCGTTGATCATCGTTCATTACATTTTTATATAGAACTAATTCTCTTTTATTTGCATCTTTATAAAATATGAACCAACCTTTGTATGGACGACCTTTACGAACAATATTTTTCATCATATCTTTAGTACTGTTCATATAGTCACCAAATAATTTTAATGAATCTGAATGAATAATTTCTTTAGTCGAAGGATTTATACAAAGCACTGGTTCTGAACGTAATTTTTTAGCTTCTGCACTATGATAAGTTGATACAGATTTATATTTATGAGCCATATTCACACTATTTTTATTATATCCATTATCGATAGTATTAAATAAATTGATAAAATAATTCTCTGCAGCTATATGAGTATCTCTAGTAGTTTCAGCTATAGGATACATTATAAAATTTTCAAAACCA